CGCGGCCACGGAGGAGCAAATGAATGACTGGTATAAGCCTAGTGAGAAGTTACCGCCTAATGGCGTCGTAGTGAACACGATGAACTCGCATGGGCAGGTGACTCAGCTAAAGCGGAGTGATCGCCTGTGGTTCGTACCAGATGGCTCCATGTACGTCTACTACGAACCTACTTTTTGGCAAGAGCGCACCCCGCCGCAGCAGGAGAAGCCATGAGCAACGTTGAGAAGCTGGTGGAGAAGTGGCGATGATAAAACTAACTGGTGAACAAGTGCTGAGAGCGCTGAGCCTGTACGCCACGCCAATACAATTCGGGATTGAGAGCGCTGACGGTGTTGCCGCCGAACTTAACAAGTTGCTCGCCGCCGACCGTGAGGGAGCGGGGCCAACTTGCCATAAATGTGGTGTGCTGGTAGAGAGCGGCGACGTGCTTTGCACCACGCACGAAGCGGAAATAATCGAAGCCATCGTAAAGGACAAGCTGGCCGCACAGCCCATCCCTGAAGTGATACGCTCGGTCGATGGGGCCGAAAGGTAAACACTGCATCGCGTATCTGGAGCGGGAAGTTTGCTTTGAAAGTTTTATGACCAAGAAAAAGAAACTGGTATTAATCCCCTGTCCGCAACCTCGACGGCCAAAGAGTTTTTTTTGTCGGCAGCATGAACAGGCATACCGGGAATTGTTGATTGGCGTTGTACTGTGGGCAAGAGGTGAGCAATGAGGTGGTTGTGGTTCATTTTGCGACTACTGATTGCGCTATTGTCCGTACCGCCGGGAAAGTGGTGAGATGCTGCATGACCGTAGATGAAGCCATCATGCAAGCCTTGATGCTGCAAGCGCGCATCCCGGTAGCGCTCCGCGCGCTCATCGCTAAAGCCCGCGCCCGCCCCGCTGCCCCCGCCAATTACCAGAAATTGCTGGATGACCTGGACGAACTGGAAGCTATGGTCCGCGCCTACGACGGCCGCGACCCTACTTGATCCGCTCCAACTGGCTTTCCAGTTCGCGCAAAAAATTCAAACGTAAATGCACTTCCTGCTTGCGCGCCAATACCGTCGCCAGACGCGCTTCCGCGCGCCGCTGCTCGCTCGCTAAAGCGTCAGACTCGATGGCTAGAGCATAAATCTCCGCACTCAACTGGCTGGTGAGTTCAACGTCCATACCGTTACTATAACACTCGCTAACCAAAGCTCTATACATTTAGTTACTGAGTAGGGGTAGGGGGGTTCTTGGCCGCTTTGGCCGCTTTTCTGGCGGCTAGGCGCAGCCGGTACCAGTGCCCGCGCCAGCGGCGGCGCTGCGCAATAGCTAAATTCTTCAGGATGGCGGCGTGCTTCTTTTCGCTCTTGGCCCGGCCCCCGCAGCGCCCTCGGTAACGCACGCACAGCAGACACGGCCGCGGCCGGTTGTGTTTCTTGCAGCGGTTTTTCGCCATGGCAAATTTTGGTTTGCGACCGCCCCGCTGTCAATGCTAAAGTCTCGCCTATGCCTGGTGACTACAGCCTCCCGCTCAAAGGCACCTTGCGCCCCGGCCAGTACCGCCACCTGGTGGACGGCAGCGCCAACCTCGGCCGCTCTACCGCCAAACGCCGCAGAATCGCCAGCGATTGGCTCATTGATTTTTACGCCGCCCACCCCAAGAAATTGAAAAAGATGCTGATGCGCCTGGTCAACGAAGCGGAAGACGGAAAAAATATCCGCTACCTGGAACTGGTGATTAATCTGCTCGAAGGCCCGGTTAAAGACCCCGGCACCGGCGACACCTACAATTTCAACTTCCTCTCCGACACGGAAAGAATCCGCGCGCAAGAGTCGGTTGCCAGAATCAAAGCCATGCGCGACGCCGCTATCACCGTGTCCGCTGAACTGGCTGCGCCAGTAGAAAAAGAAAGAGAAGAAGAAAAAGATGCAAGAGATTGAAGCCAACATCTTTTGGGTCGGCAACAAAGGTTTGGAAGCGGCGGAAAACCAGTTGATCGTCCTGCTCGATCCCTACCGCTCGGGTTTTGAGTGCGTGCGCTGCGGCGACCGCGAGCACCGCATCAAGAAAGGCGGAGAAGATGGGCAAACCGAATCGGTCATCGACTGCGAAAACTGCGCGGGAACTGGCTTCTACCAAAAAGGGGAAAACCAAATCGGCTGCGGCATCTGCGGCCGCACCGGCAAAATCCCCTGCCCATCGTGTCAGGGTAAAGGCAGCCAAACCATCGTAATCCCGGATTCGCAAAAGGGTCGTCCCACTTCCGGGGTCATCGTTTCTTGCGGAGAAAATGTGCGCCGCTACAAACTCGCGGAACGGGTGCTCTGCCCCGCCTACGCCGGGCACGGCTTGACCTTGACCGGCTACGATCTCGCCACCGACAAAACCGTGGAAGCCTCTATTCAAATCCTCCTGGAAAACGACATCCTGGCCAAAATCCACGGCGGTTCTCCTGAATATAAAATGTTCAAAGCTAGCGCCGCGCTCCATACCAACGCTTGAATGCAAAAATGGGTCGAACTTCCCGTTCCCGATCCGCGCGAGGACCCGGTAGGCTTCCGCGACGCCATCCGTCTAAACTCGCTCGGGTCGCTATTTTTCTTCACCCACGTCACCTTGCGCAAGGACCGCTTGGCTTTGCTGCACCAGCAAATGTGCTCGTGGCTGGAGACAGAGGACCTGCACCTGGTGATGGAAGTGCCCATGGGCCACTTCAAAACCACTATCGGTTCTATCGGCTACCCCATTTGGTCCGCGCTGCCCTTTTCTCCCTACGACGAAGAACAAATGCGCGCATTGGGCTACGGCGATGCCTGGTGCAGATTTATGGCGAAAATGCACAACGCCAATACCCGCACCTTGATTACCCACGAAATCGAGGACCGCGCCACCGACATGGGCAAGGAAGTGGACGACGCCTACGAAAATAACGATCTGTTCAGAACCGTGTTCGAGGAAATCATTCCCGACTCTAGTTGCGTCTGGAACGACCACTCTAAATACCAGAAACGCGACCGCCGCTTCCCCTTCGACGCCACCAACCCCACCTTTTCTTATCGCGGCGTAGGCCAAGCGCTGCAAGGCGTGCGCGCCGACCGCACCATCCAGGACGACAACTTCGGCCGCGCCGCTCAGCAAAACATGCTGGACGGCGACGGCAAAATCGGCGATAGCGTTTGGCGCTGGCACGGACAACTTAGTACCCGGCTCGACCGCACCCGCGACGGCAAAGTGCTGGGGCAACAACTGGTCATCGGCAACCGCTGGGGGCACGACGACCTGAACTCGCGCATCAAAAAAAATCAGCCGCACTTCAGTTTTGAAACCCACGACGCGGAAGGCGGTTGCTGCCCCTTGCACCCGCACAATACCCCGATTTTCCCGGAAGAATGGCCGCTCCCCGCGCTCAAGCAAAAACACGCCGACTTGGGCAACTACGACTACTTCCACTTCTACCGCAATAAATCCATCCTGCCGACCGAGTGCATCTTCGATGAAACCTGGCTGCGCTACTTCCGCTTTAAGCAGTCGGCGCCCGACTTGGAGCTGGACGATCCGCGCAATGTGCTGCTCATCGAACATGAATCCGCCGACGGCAAAGTCTTCGACGACCTCTCCCCCGGCAGCTTGAGCATCAAGATGCTGGTGGATATCGCGCACGCCAAAAAAATCAAACGCTGCGATCACGTCATCCTGGTGCTCGGCTACGACCCGGTTTCTTATCATTTATATGTGCTGGACCTGTGGGCGGAAGCGACCGGGTACTCGGAACTCGTGGCCAACGTGTATAAAATTGCGCACCGCTGGAGAATGCGCGACTTTTTCCTGGAAACCGTGGCCGCGCAAAATATCCTCAAGTTTTACCTGGACGAACGTAACCAGCGCGAGGGCAACCCGCTTATGGTCAACGAACTGCCCTACGACAATTCGGAAAACGCCAAAAAAAACCGCATTGAAGCGCTGGAACCAGTCTTGCGCAACAACCAGATTTGGGCGCACCGCTCGCAAGCCAAGCTGGTCGATCAGGTCAGAAGCTATCCCGCCGGGCTGGTCGATGTGCTCGACACGTTCGGGTATATGTTAAAGATAACTGACGTAGGAATATCTAATTCAGAGTTGATGAAGTTTTTGTCAAGTCAATATAGTGATTTCGAGAATCGCTCCGTTGGTTCTGGAGGATACTAAAATGCTTCCCGCTATCATCGCCAAGCGCATCCAGAAAACCAGCAAATGCTGGAAATGGAAAGGTAGCGTGACGTTAAAAGGCTACGGGCGCATGTGGCTAAACGCGATCAAGAAAACCGATTATGCTCATCGCATCGTTTATAAACTTTTGGTAGGGCCAATCGCTACCGGCATGACCATAGATCATCTTTGCAAAAACAAGCAGTGCGTCAATCCAAAACATATGGAAGTAGTGAGCATGGGAGTGAATGTACTGCGAAGCGATGGGCCTGCGGCAGTGAACAGCCGCAAGACAGTTTGTAAAAATGGGCATCCCTTTTCCGGCAACAACTTGACTTTTCACAATCGTCCCGGTGGACACGTGAAGCGAGTTTGCCGACAATGTTGGAACGAGTACGCGAGAAATCAGCGGAGAAAACAGACTAGAAGTTTCAGGACTGAGTAGAGTACAGTTTCCCCATTATGGCGTCACCGGCCACGGCGATCAGCGAAACCAAGCTTCCCGCTTTTACTCCCCGCACCATCAACTTCCCCAAAGAAGTCAAAGAAGAAATTGAAAAGTGGCTTTGCCGCCACATCGACAGCCGCATCAGCCGCTTGCGCAACCTGCACGAAACCAAAATCCCGGAGTACCGCAGAATTTTGCAAGGCAGACCCAAAGAGGAAAACAAGTCCTGGCCCTTCCCGAATTGCTCCAACCTGGTGCATCCCCTGGCCGGTGAATCCTGCAACGACCTGGCCGCGCGGGTGCTGCAACTGGTCTGGAATACCCATCCTTTATATGTGTTCCAATACCTGGTGAAAGCCGGGAACGACCAGGAAGCGGCAAGCTTTACCCGCAAGCAAAACCTGCTGCAAGACTTCATGGACTATGTGGGCAACGATCCGCGCGAGCTCGACCTCTACACGCGGGAAAACAAATGGTTCATCGACAGCGCCGGTCTGGGCAAAGCGCATTTGCTGGTAGTCCCGGAACACCGCATGGAAGCGGTGTATACCGGCTATGAAGAGGGCCGCGCCAGCTTCGACGAACGCACCATCTATGAAGGTCCCAAAGTCGTCAACCTGCGCTACGAAGACGTGCTCGCCGACCCGGATTGCCAAGTGTTCGAGGAAAACGATCCGCTCATCGTCCGCCACACCCTCAGTAAACGGCAGTTGCAGGAACGCGCCTACAAGGGATTCCTCGACAAGGAAAAAGTAAAAAGCATCCTGGGGCATCCCGACCGCTACGGCCCCAGCCCGGTAAAGAAACGCGAGCACGCCAAAAAAGGCATTGCCGATTCGGAAGACACTACCCTCGCCGAATGGGACATCTACGCTTGCTACTTCAGTTGGTACCACAGCGAACGGAAATTCCGCTTGATTGCCTGGTTCCACCAGCGCAGCAAGACCATGCTCAACTGTGTCTACAACTTCATTCCCGACAACCAAATTCCCATCGTGGAAACTTGCCTTTCCGTAGACGGCATGGGCTTCGCGCAAATGCTCAAACACTTCCAGGAAGAAGTCTCTACCACCAAAAACCAGCGCAACGACGCCATGACCTGGGGCATCCTCGGCATCAATACTCTCTCCCCGCAAAACAAGAATATCGACCGCAACATGAAAATCTGGCCGGGGGTGTGCCTGCCGGTCAACAAGGACGACTTCACCCACCACGAAGTAGCCAACCCGGCTATGTCCGCCATCAGCTTGCAGAACGAAGCGGCCATGATCCAGCAAGCGCGCGAACGCGCCGGGATCGCTCCCGCTGTGGCCGGAGCCGGTGCCGGGTCAGTCGATAAAAAAGGCCGCTACTCGGCTATGGGCACCATGGCCATCATGCAGGACAGCAATACCCGCAGCGGCCACCGGCAATCCGATTTCCGCCACGCCCATGTCAAAGCCGGTGCGCTCATCACCGACTTCTACGGCTTTCTAGGCCTGGGCAGAAAAGGCACCATCTTCGGCATCGACGAACAGTTGCTCAATGAAGTGTTGCGCGATGTGCTAGATCGCAGAGTTAGAATCCCCATGCGCGCCGCTACCGCCAGCGTGAATACCGAAGTCACCAAGCAAAATGAAATCCTGCTGAACCAGGCCATCGAAGCTTTCAACCAGCGGCAATCGCAGATGATTCAAGCCGCCAGTAATCCCACCGCCCCGCCCGAATACCGTAAGTGGATGGTCCGGGTAATCGAAGCACGCACCGTGTTTATGCGCAAAATCGTGAAAGACTTTCAACTCTCCGACCATCCCGAAGAATATATTCCCGACGCACCTAAATTAGAGGAGCAACCAGCCAATGCCCCGGCAGAAAATGCAGGACCCGCAAACATCATTGAGATGGCCCAAGCTATTCAGCAACGTGGGCTCGGCGGAGACAATGCTGCACTCGGAGGGATACCGGCTTTTGGTCCTGGATTGCCGCGATAAAGCGCAAGACTTGAGCTATCAGATCGTGCATGGCTTGCCCGCCAGCCAGCAAGCCAACATCGAACAAGCCTTTTTTCGCGGCAAAATCCAAGCCTATGAAGACATCGCCGACATCGTGGAAGACCTGAAAATGTTTCTGGAAAGGCGCAAACATGAAGATACCTAGCCACGGACCCACGGAAATCCTGCGCACCCCCGACGATCACTACATCCTGGTGACACGAAATTGGTGGCGCGCTTTCCTCAAAACCCTTGACTTGGAAAGTACTGGTACTGTAGCGTTTCACCGCAAGGGTACTAGACATGGCTTGGAAGCCGTTCCAAAAAGAAGAGAAGAAAGCGGAAACTCCGCCCACCCCGCCTAAAGACGATCAGTCAGCCTTACTCGACGCTTTCGCCGCCAGGATGGACGAAAAACTGGCGCCGCTGCGGGAAACCATAAGCACGCTGGAAAGCGAATGGAACGGCATCAAAGCGGAAGCGGAAAAATCCAATACCCCGCCGCCGGAAGAGATCACCGAAGATCAACGCCGCTTGAACGCGGAACGCGCGCTATTCGCCATGAACGTATCGACTCGCGCCATGCTGGTCGAACAAAACTGCATGAACGCGCTCAGTGGCGACTGGTCCTATTTGAAACCGCAGTTGCTCGATATGTTCGCGAAAACCGCCAATGAAACCAAAGCGCGGCCGGATTACGACAAACTGTGCGCGGAAGCGGTGAACATGCTGGTGGGGCGGGAAGCGCTCAAAAGCGGGTTGCGGCGCGACAACTCCGGCAAGTTTTTCCTAGAAGATGCCAGCAGCAAAACCGGCGGGCCGGAATCGCCGTTGAACCAGTTTGAACCGTGGATCACCGAAGACCGCACGGAAACCGCTGGCGACACTTTGCGCAAGCTGAATATCGACCCGGAAAAATTCGCGCAAGACCTGCGCGATGGACGGTTGCACTAAACCATGGCTTCCTACAGCGTCATTCCCCCGAAACTGCTGAAAGAACTGCGGGAAAATCTGGGCTCCGACCCCAACCAGTGGCCGCAAGAACTGCAAGACATCTTCGACACCAATATCGTGGCCCGGCCCATGGACGCTCCGCACTCCCTGCGCGTCAAGTTTTTCAAGAATCCCAATTTCGCCTACAAGTGGATCGAAGACCGCAGCGGCCTCAATCCCGACCACACTCGCGTCGAATCGCTGCGCGCCGTAGGCTGGGACTTCGCCACTACCGAAGACGTGGAAATGGCCAACGACTTCACCGTGAAAAACCGCAAGAACGGCAAGCCGGACGGCTTTTCCAACGAAATCAGGAATGGCGACTTGCGCATGATGAAACTGCCCATGCTGCTGCACCGGCAAAAAAGGAAAGCGGAAAATGTCAGTGCCTACCAGATGGCTTATCCCACCGCTTACTCCACCACCGGCCGGGCCATGCGCGCGGAAGACCTGGTGCCGGGTATAAAAACCGAAATGGTTACAGGCGAAGACCTTCCCGACTTTGAAAGCCACTTCCGCAAGGACAACACCTCGGTATTGAAGGTTCCGAATCCTTAATTTAAGCGCAGGAGAACCACCATGGCCTTTGCCGATGTCATCAACCCTTATCAGGACTTGGGCGGAGCGGTTTCCTTCCCCATGCGCGCCACCATCGAAGAAGCCGGGCAAACTTTCCTGCTAGGCACCCCGGTACAAATCAACGCTAGTGACGGCGGGGTGCAAGCCTGGGACGGCACCACCCTGACCGCAGGCATCGCCGGATTCGCCGCCCAGCCGGGGCAAAACCTGGCCACTACCGGCGCCGGAGCCCCTAGCGGTTTTTCTCCGATCCTTGGACCGGGCAGCAATGTCGGCAGTTATGCCCCTCCAGGCGACTCCTACCAAGCCTTGGCCGTCATTACCCCTCCCATGACCCCCATCACCGACGGCAATAACATTTATTATGTGGCCGCGCCAACTACCCTGTTTATCGGGGTGCTGGGATCGAGCTCGGGCTCTCCGGCAGCGGTTGCCACCAATAACAACCAGGTAGGCGTCGCTTACGGTCTGACCAAGGAAGCCGCTTCCGGCCTGTGGTACGTGGACACCAACAAAACCGGCGCCAATGCCGCCGTGCGTATCGTTGCCCTCTATCCGCTGGAAGCCGCTGGCACCGTGGGCGGGCACGTCATTTTCTCCGTACTCAACGCGGTAGCGCAGATTTTCGCCTAAGCCCGGCAGGACTTAGGAATAGGAGGCGACCATGCCCGGTAGCGCTGTGATGACAAGGAACCAGTTTCCTCCGGCACTTGCGCCTGGGTTGCGGCACATCTTTATTCATTGGCTCGATCTGAAAGAGCACATGCCGCAGTACCCGCACTACATGAACGAGGACACTTCCGATCGCGCCTACGAAATTGATTGGGAACTGTCGGGCACCGCGCCTATGCCTATCCTGACCGAAGGCAGCGCACCGGCTACCGACGGGCTGATCTCCGGCGGCACCAAGAAAGTGGTTCACCTGGAATACGGCCTGCTCTCGGAAGTTACCCGGCAACTGGTCGATGACGACTTGTACCGGGTGTTCATGCGTATGCCGGAATCGCACGCGCGCTCGGGCATGTTTTCCCGCGAAGCGGCTTGCTGTTCGCTGTTCAATCTGGGCGGCACTTCCATTACCACCACCAACGGAGCCACTCTCTTCAATACCGCGCAACCGTTGATGGGCGGGCCAGCCGCCACCGGAATTGCCCCCAATATCTCTACCATCATCAATTCCAGCGGCACCTACCCCAACCGGCCCAATCCCGATGCCGACTTGACTATGACCAGTTTGCAGCAAGCGATTACCATGATCGCTTTGCAGCCCGATGATCGCGGCATCCCGATCCACGTCAAGCCCAAATACCTGGTGCATACCGTGCAACAGCGGCGCAATGTGCGCGAATTGCTGGGATCGCCCGGCGTGCCTGGTTCCGGCAACAACGAACTGAACTGGCTCATTGGAGAAAACCTAGTCGGGCTCGAATTGAACTACCTGACCAGCGCCAATGCCTGGTTCCTGCTGGCGGAAAAAGAAGGCCACCAACTGAAGTTCTATGAGCGCAAGAGTCTGGCTGCCGCCACCGACGACGACTTCAAAACCCAAGTGCTGCTGTTCCGCTCCAACCAGCGCTTTGGCGTGGTAGCCACCAGTTGGAGAGGCACTTTCGGCTCTTATGCCGCGTAAGGGGTGAAACATGGCTGCGGTTTTGCCCGATTCGCTAAGCAAGTATTGGGAACAGTTCCGCTTAACCGGCTTCCCCAACGGCACCATCGACGGGTGTACCGCGCGCCAGGGAATCCGCTATATCCTCTCTTCCGCGCAACTGCTGGCCTTGCAAACTACCGCCGTGACCCTGGTGCCCGCCCCGGTCACTACCGGCGGCATCCCGGTCCCGCCAGCCGGTTTTGTCTTTGTGCCTACCGCCTTGCGCGCCGAATACGTCTACAACTCCACCGCCTACACTATCGCCAATGCCGACAACGCTTTCCAAATCGAGTATGTGGGCAAAACCACTGCGCTATTGAATATGACCGTGACCGGCCTAGTCGATCAAACCGCTTCCACCTTTGCCGGGGCTGCAACCACTATCGGAACATCCAAAATTTCCGTGGCCAACTGTGCTAACTTGGGCTTAGAAATCAAGCTCATCGGTACCGGCGCCGCCCTCACCCTGGGCAACGGCACAGTACATCTTGGGCTTGATTACACCATCGTGCCCCTGTTCTGAGGTGTAACCGTGCATCACAAAGGAACCATTACTTCGAGCAACATTGCTGGACTGCCCTTCCATCTGGCTTGTTCTTGCAGCGGTACCGGCGGAGACTTCGCTACCGACGAAGCAGCCGTCGGATTCTTTCAGGAACATTTAAACCGCTTGGGTCCGGCCGATACTTCTGAACTTGCCGACGAGACTGTGAAAAAGGGAGCATCCATGAAATCCACGCCTCCGCAGCCCAAGCCGGAACCAGCGCCGGAGCCCGAAGAACCGCCTAAAGCAAAATCTCCCTTTAAGAGGTAAGCCTTGATCTGGCGTGGCTATTGTGAATATACCTACGCCACCTGCATGAGGACCGGGCGCAAGTGGCCGATTGAGGATATGTCCTGGGACAATGGGTTGCTGGTGTGCAACGACGAAAAAGATTCCGCCATCAACGGATCGTTTGAATACCGCATGGCCAATGAATGCATGAAAGACCGGCAAGAACTGGTGCCCGATCCCAAATTGATTTATCCGGTTGATCCGTTCAGCCAATTGGATACGCTACCGGCCAGCAGTGGAGTTTATTGATGGCGGATATTCGTGGGAACCCCTGGTCTTTTGTGACCGCTGACCAAGCGGCCACCGCCAACATTACTTCCATCACCCGCAACTTGCAGGGCTCGGCCACCGTGCAACTAGCGGGAGCACTTACCGGCTTGGCTGTGGATCTGTTCATCTCCATTCAGGCCACTACCATTGTCGGCTGGCAGGGGCTCTACCGGGTGCGCGCGCTCGGCGCCGCCGCCAACAGTTTTCTGATCGACATTACTCCCGACCAGGCTACGCTCGCCAACAATGGCGCCAACGGAGCGGTTTATACCGTGGCCTACCGGGAACTGATCGAAGTGACGCAAATGCTTTGGGACGGCCCTACCGCCACCAACGTGCTCCTGCTCACCGACATCAATGGCCGTCTGGTGTGGAATCCCACCGCTGTGACCGGCGGCCCCTACACCTACATGAAAGCTTTCCCCATCAACGGCTTGGTGATTAACGCATTGCCTTCGGGCACTCTGCAAATTTCGATTTGAGGACGGAATGTGCCGCCGCAAATCAACGCCAAAGGCCAATGGGTCGAGGAATACGCCGGTCCTTACGGCGGGTTAAACGTACAAGTTCCCGAATCCTTGCTCGCGGACAATGAGAGTCCCGCACTTAGTAATTTCTTGTTGAGAAATTCTGAACTCCGGTCGCTCCCGGTTTTCACAAAAAAATTCGATACTCCCAACAACGGACAGATTTTGGGCATTACTTCGTTCCGCGACGTTAACGGCATCTTTCATACCGTCATCTGGCAGTTCAATAAAATCTTTCAGTACAATCCCGCCACCCCTCCGCCGCCCTGGGACGACATTACCGGGTCCACGCAAGTGCAAGGACCGTATCCGGTTGCCTACCGCAGCTTCGCCAACATCCTGTGGTACACCAACGTCAACCAGTTTTTTTCCTCTGATGTGCTTGGCCATGTCCGCCTGACTACCCATCCTTTTCTGGCTTATTGGGACGGCATCACCGCCGGGTTCATTGCCACGCAAACCCAATATGACGCCTCGGTTACACAGTCCGCGGCCGGGATCGCTGCCGCCAGCAGCGCCGCCGTGAGCGGCACCCTCGCGCAATTCTATTCGCAGATTGGCGGACCTCGCGCCGGTCCTCTGGCTATCGGCGCGCAATATCTCGGCGAACTCAATAACCAGTTGATTCTGGCCAATGTGTCCATGCGCGACCAGGCTACCGGCGACGTTTTCTCTATGCCTAACCTGGTCTGGTGGAGCGCCAACGGTTTGCCGCTTGAATGGGACCCCACGCACAATACCAGCGCCGGGTTCAACGCATTGCTGGATGTGTCCGACCAAATCACCGGGCTCGCCACTTTGGGCGTGGCCGGTTATCTGTTCCGCAACGCGGGCATCAGCCAATTTTCCCCCAGCGGTTCCGCCGTGGCCCCGTTCCAGTTCAACCATATGTGGGCGAGCGAGCACGGCATCGGCTCGGTGCTGCCCTGGAGCATTGCGCAGTACGGACCGCAAGCCGCTTTCGTGGCCGAGGATAATGTCTATTCGCTTACCCTCACCAATGCCAGCCCGATTGGCGGAGGCGCGCGCGACGCCATCATGCGCGACGTTGCCGCCAATTCCGGTATCGACCCGTCCATTCAGCAGCGCATTCCGGTTGGCGCCATCATCCCCAGATTCAGCGACGGCTACGTCTATTTGAGTTACGAACTGTCGATTCCCTTGCCGCAGACTAGCGGCGGGTTGCGGCAAAGAATCTACAACTATTCGTTCGCGGAAAAGTATTGGGAGGTTTGGGACATCCCTAAACCGAATTTGACCGAACCGAAATTGATAACCGCGCAACCTAATTACGTGTGAGGCCTGATGCCTGTTTCGAGCAATGGCGGAACCGATTCTCCTTTGCGGCTGGCGCTCTATCCGGTCAGCGCCATGAACGGGAGTTTTCTCTCCGGCGACCTGTATTTTTTTGATGTGAGCAATTTCAACGATCCCGATACCGGAAGTTTTTATTTCTGGAAAGTGGAAGAGATCATTCCCGGCCGAACCCCGACTTGCAACCGGCAGATGATAACTTACCGCGATCTGGGCGTGGTCAATGTGACCTTCACCCTTTCCGGCTATGACCAGAACACGCAAGCCCCGGTAAGCGAATCGAGCCCGCAAACCTTGGGCACGGTGGCAGCAACCGGGAAATTGTGTACGCTGGTGCTGGGGCTCAGCTTGACCGCGCAGAATTTGCAGTTTAGCGTGGGGCGCGCGGCCAATGCTGGCCCTCTTTCTGTTGTTAAAGTGCGGCTGGAAGGCGAAGTGGAAACGACGGCTTACGCATGAGAGTGCAACCCACAATTCTCGGTGATCCGCGCGATCCGCTGAACCAGAGTCGTATGCTGGAATATCTTGCGCGCTCCATGAACGGCCAGTTGTCCTTCGGCGACACCATCGTCAACCCTTCCATGGACGGAAAAAATACTGACAACAATTTTTCCACCTGGAAATATGAAGGCACTACCGGCGTGGCCGCGAACACCGCTTTTACTTTGAACCACAGTTTGGTGGGTGCCGACGGCAAACCGCGTTTGCCGATTTGCATTGTGGGGCAAGTCACCAAAGATGGCGGGGTCCTGTACGGTGATTGGACCACGTGGACCACCACCACCATCACCTTGAAATCGACTACCGCAAATACCCCCTATCGCCTTATCATCGCTTAGCTCAGGAGGTACCAGTACTTGAGCTCACCTAACCTGTTCATCCAACTGCAAGCTATCCTGACGGTTTCGCGGCAAGCGATTCAGACGCCTCCCTACATCGTCAACTACGATTTTGGCAATCCCCGGCAGAGCGCCACGGTAGAACTGTTTGAGTCGTTTTTCCAAGCCACCACGCTCGGAGTCGGTGTTACTCTCCCGACCTCTCCGGTGTTTGCCGTGCTGGTGCAAAACCTGGCCAGTACTGGGGTGTTGCAAGTGGCGCACACTCCGGCTGGAGGGTCCGCTTCCACTTGCACCCTAGGACCGGGCGGAGTTTTTATTTATTTCGATCCGGCGGAATCGGGCGGCGGCATCACCGCAGTCACCTTGACCGGCGTGCTCTCTACCATTCCCGCCATGGTGCTGGTAGGAGGCTGATGCTCAGCACTCCGGCAGCTTCGACTTGTACCATCGCTGGCCTCATCAACAAGGTCCGGGCATACCTACAGAATCGCTCGGATGCCAGCGAATCGGCGGCGAATCCTTCTATGCGGCCGTCGGCTTGGTTGCAAGATGCACTGCGAGAAATCACTTCCGATAATCCGTTTGAAGAATTGCGAGTAACCGGACCCGTTCAAACTATCGGCCCCGGCTTAGGTTTCCAAGGCTCCAACTACGCTTATCCAGTAAGCATGTTTATTGCTGATGGCGATGACGTGACGGTCACAGAAGACCCGGTGATTTTTCTTACAGCGAATCAGGCCGCTGTCGGCATGATCCCGGTTCAGACCATGAACACTTCAAATGCTGGAAATGTCGTGGCTTATGGCATGGATTACCTTACACCTAAAGCCATTCAATCCTTGCTGTTCATCCCTGGCGGTGTACCGTTCAAATATACGAGATATGGCTCGCAGTATTGGTTCGGCCCGCAGCCGGGACAACCCTACAATGTTTATCTTCCCTATCAGCGCCGACATACTTTCAATCCTGATATTTTGACCACTCCGGTCTGTGTCCCGCAAGACTGGTTTGAAATAGTTTGCATTGCCGCAGCCGAGCGCGGCGCGACAGTTTTACGTTGGAATGACCATGCGGCGTATCTTCATAATCTGCTTTACGGTGATCCAAAAACTCTTGATCCGAATACGGGAAAATATGCGCGGCCGGGGTTAATTGAGGCTAGAATCCTCCAGCAAGAAAGGGATAGACGCATCAGCACAATTCAAATTATGCCAGGAGCGCAGAGGTACTGATGGCGGACAACAGCGCATCCTTATTGCCTGGACGCAACCCGACTGGCGCGCCGCAGTATGGCGACGCGGGCTTTGTTCCCGGAGTCGGAACTTCCTCCGGCATCAATCCCATCTTGGGCAATCCCAATTTGCCCGCTTCCGCGCCGCGCGCGAACCCTTACGCCACTTCGGTAGTTCCTCCGCCAACCGGCGGGGTGCCGACCTTCGGCGCCAATGCTGGCGGCTTCACTTCCACCAACCTTGCCACTTCTTTCGCTCCGCCGGGCGCAACCAATGTTTCTACCGCCGCCGCTTCGCCCATCGGCGGCATGAACCTGATGAGCGCGCGCGACATCAGCAAGCTGTACGGATCACTGAAGAGTATGTATGGCGACGCCATAGCCCACCAGATGTTGAACTTCCTGACGACCGGCGCGGGCTTCAACCAGCAAGCCATCAACAATCTGTTCGCGGCCATGCAACCTGGGATCGAACGCGGCACGGAAAGTTTGATGAACCAGTTCAGCGTGACCGGCAACCGTTTTGGGTCCCCGGCACAAATCGGCCTGGCCGATTATCTTTCCCAAGTGAACCTGAACCAAGGGCAGATTGAAGCGCAGATGTATCAGCAAGCCATCGACAATTTCATGAACATAATGAGCGGAACCGCTTCACAGAGCTTGCAAAAGAAGATGTCGAGCCCTTCGACCTTCGACAAAATAGCGGGCGGACTGGAAGCGGCGGCGGGCGTGGCAGCGGCACCGTTTACCGGCGGCGCCAGCCTTGCTCTGACTGGTGCAGGAATAGGAGAAATGACCGGACGCAGCGGTGGCGCAGGAGGCGTAAGTCCATTCGCGAGCTTGGCCGGTTTGTTCAAGGGCGGCGGCGGCGGAGGGCCGAGCTATATGCCGGGTGATATCTACGGCGAGCCCACCGGCAACCTGCCCACCAACCTGACCAATCTGAATACCGGCAGTTTGCTGGACATTGTGAGCAGTCTATCGCCGCAAACCGACGCAGGCGCAGGGATGTACTGATGAGCAATGGAAACATTCCTACCACTCCGGCGGTGGTTCCCGGACAGACTCCTGGCACCACTCCGCCCTTTCAGCCTGACGCTAATATGACCGCGCAGCGCATCCTGCAAGCTATCGCTATCAATCAATCACGCAAACAGTTTGGCGGAATGCCCATTCCTGCCGCTTTGCCGCAGGGGGGCGACTGGAGCGGAGCACACAATATCGGGATGCAGACCGGCAACCCCAATGCCTGGGGTGCGGAACGCTTCATGTCGGGATTGGGAGCGTTCATCCGGGACGCGGTGCGCGCCAAAAAAGAGCGGCAGTTGCAGAGTGCGGAAGGCGATTGGACCACCATGCAAGCGTACATGAACGAATTGTACGCTGCGCAAGCTTCGGGCGACCAGCAAGGCGCGGCCGCAGCGCAAAAGAAGCTGGACAATTTCTTCATGGACGACAAGAAACTGAAGAACATGGCCAAAGCGCTCAACCAGGATTGGCTCAACCCGGAAAAAACCACGGTTCACGGCGAGGCCATGAAGAACGTGGCGGCACAAGGCCAGCAAAAACAAAACGCTATGACCGGCATGAAGAATGTTTTCCGGCGGCTGATTGGGCAGAATCAGCAGATGAAGGTGCAGTTGACTGAACAGCAGCGGCGACAGATGGCGCAGGAAATTGAAGCTAAAGCTCCGGTAATGCCCGGACAACTCGACGATAAATTCCTGCTGGACATTGCCAACCAAATGCGCCAACAGCAACAGCACGAAGAGACTTTAGCCGAACGCCGCGAGTTCCATGAAGAGTCTTTGGCGCAGCGCAAAGAAACGGCACAACAAAATTTCGCCTTGCGCCAGCAGGGACTCGACCAGCAAAAAATGGCGCTGCAAGCCCGCTTGGATGAAGGCAACCTGAACCGCCAGCAGCGCGCCGACTTCCACAAAGACATGATGGCCAATCAAGAAGCCAATCGCGCATTGCGCAAGGAAATCGCGGATATGCGCACGCAGGCGGGCGAAGATGCCAGATCAGAGTGGGCGGACCATGTGCGGCGCACCGGAAAGATTACCGATGTTCCCACCAAAGAACGCGCCGGGGTAATGAAGTACATGGGCGACAACAGCATGAATGTGCCAACCCCGATTGGCATAGCCGAACAGAAGACCATTGACGAAGCGCTGGAAACCGGGGCCAAGGTAGACGGCTGGCTCGAACAACTGGACAAATTGCGCGATCCCAAGACCGGCAAACTGCCTAACCGGCGATTCAGCATGTTCGCTCCCATGTTCCAGTACTTCACCGGCAAAGCTTCGCCCGAGGCTGCGCTTATTTCCGACTTCTCGCGCGAACGCTGGCAAGCTATTGCTCCTCTGCTACACGGCATCCGGCGCGGCGACATCATCAAAGACATCGTGCGGCACACGCCCGATCCGCGATTTGATTCCATCGAGAATATGTATATCAAGTTGCAGCAGTTGCAGAAAAACTACGAACAAAGCCGCCAAGCTGTTTTGCGGGGGCACCACTTTGACATCGACCCGTCAACCGGAGACATGCTGCCGGGAGAACTGGACAAACGCCAGCGCAGCCAAGAAGAAGAGGACAAAGACTGGAAAGATGTTCAGTCCATGGGCGCGGTTGGACCGGGCGCAGCCGGATTGGATATTAAGCCAAAACAGTGAGCTACGATGCCGAATGGCGACGAACAACAAGTCAAGCGCGTGGACATCATCGACCCGGAAGGCAAGCTGGCTGGTACGCCGGGCAAAGTCTACACCATTCCCATCACTCAACTGGAAAAGGCGCAAGCGCTAGGCTGGCAGCAAGCTCCTACGATTGGCGCCGCTAAACCGCCGTCATTTCTCGAAAAACTCGAACAGTGGTATACCAGCGCCAAGCCTTACCAGGGCACGCTGGCCGAACCTGGCCGCAGCCCGCAACGCATCGGTTCCGACATCCAAGAAGGCATGATGGCGGGAGGCGTTCCGTTGATTGGCGGGGCATTAGCGGCAGCACCGCTCGCTACCATGCTCGGCATGGGTGAAGGTTTCGCTCTGCAACAAGTCGGACAAAAAGGCGGCGCATTTATCGGAGAAAAAGTAGGCGCGCCGGAACTTGGCAAGGATGTGGGCTCGCTTCTAGGTTTAGCCGGAGGCGCGGCAACCGGAATTAAAACCGCCAAGCCGGTGGAAGAGTATGTCGGCAAAAGACGCATCGCAAAAGGCAAGCAGGAAGTCAGGAAAGCTCTGACCGCCGGGGTCAAGCCGCAATTTGACAAGTCTTTTCAGCGCACCATCGACCGTGGCTACTTGACCATGATTGAAAAGCAATTCAATCCTAAAGATGTGCGCGGGGCGACTGAAGCGGTAATGGGAACGGCCAAAGCTCTGGAAGAAAAAATAGTGGGACCAGCCATAGAGCGCCATCCCACAGACACCATCTCCGGCAGCGAAGTCGCCGATGCCATGACCGGCACGCTCAACCAGGTAGACAAGCAATTTTTCCCGGAAAATATTGCCGAGGTACGCGCGCTGGCTAACCGTTTTCGCGGCAAGCCCATAACTTTGGCTACAACGCGGGAACTGCTGGCCACTTTCAATGCCATGGAAGAAGGCATGTTCAGCGCTACGCCGGAGGATGCGGCCGCGCAAAAGCGTCTGGACGCCAACCTGGAAGCGGTTGCCAGCGGAGCCAATAAAGTGCGGCAACTGCTGTACTCGAAACTGGATGCGGTTGGCGAGTACGGCATCGCCGATTTCCAAAAAGATTTTGGTGCGCTCAAGGATGTAGGCACCGCGATGAATAAAAACATCGTGAAGGCCGAGCGCATCGGTAAAGGACCGAGCTTGATGGAATCGGTTTTGCGCCAGCATCCTTGGCTGACGGCCGGCATGATCGCTATTGGCGCCGGGCTGGAAAGTACCGGGCACGGCGAATTGGGCATGATTGCCGGAGCTATTCCCTTTATGCGCTGGGTAGGGGAACGCCGCGGAGTGCCTAATGCCTTGATGGAACGCGCTTTCGGACGATTCGGAAAAGCCGGGAAGGTCGCACCGACTCCGGTACCCTGGGAACCCATGCCAGGTAAAGGCCGCGAGATCCCGCGCAAACCGAAACCGGGCAAGCCGCAAATCAGGCCGGGCACGCCTCCACGTATCGGACCTGGAGCACCATTGACACCAGAACAAGAGTTTGAACAGACCTTACGTGGACGTGCGGAATCTGGCGCGCACAAACCCGGCGCGGAATATACAGCGGATGAATTGAGCAAGATATTCAAGATTCCGCCAGAATACATCGACCCGCTGGTAGCCAAAGGCGTGCTCAAACGTGACGGAAGGTTTTATCATCTAGCCTCGGAAACTCCACAAGAGTCTGGATGGGCGGAATAAAACGTGCTAAAACGTACCAGTACCGGAGGAAACCATGAGTTATGCGCGCAGTTTGGCTGAATCCAGAGCGGACAACAAAACCGCCGATACGCAGATCGACGGCAACTCCCCTGACAACACCTCGCCAGTGTTGAAGGGCAGTGCCGATCCCGGCGGCGCTCCCATGGGCGGCAAGAAAGAGTTTAGTGCGGAACGCACCCGCCGACCGGATGCGCCAGGGAGTCAGCACAGCTTTACCCGTAAGCGCGACTGAACCATGCGCATCTGCGTCGCTTCCGAGTTTGGCGAAGGACTCTGGCTCGGCTGGAAGATGGCGCAGGAAGGTCACGACGTTTCGGCCGTTGTTCACAACGAACGCTATGCTTCAGCCCTGGGCGGACTCATCGAAGTCATGCCTGGGGCTGAAGTTTATGTAGCGAGTAAATATGATCTGGTCGTCTTCGATTGTACGGGAAATGGTCGGGCCGCAGACGAAGCGGCGCAAGAAGCACCAACGATTGGCGATTCTGTCCTGGCTGACAGATTGGAGGCCGATAGAGAATTTGCGCTGGCTTTTATGGTGCGCTGCGGCCTCACGGTCGCACCCTATGAAATCTTCGACGACCCCAGCGACGGTATCCGTTACATCAAAAAGCGCAACAAGCGCTTAGTGTTCAAGCCCATCGGCGAACAGGACGACAAAGCCACTACCTATTGCGCTTGCGATTCGGACGACATGCTGCGTTACTTCGACGTGTTGTTCCGCTCGGCCAAAGTGAAACGCTACCTGCTGCAAGATTTTGTCGAAGGCGTAGAAGTTTCAACCGAAGTCTATCTGAACGCGAACGGCCACTACGCGCTCAACCACACGCTGGAAACCAAGAAGCTGATGAACCACGACCTGGGACCGAATACCGGATGCTCCGGTTCGTTGTGCTGGATACCCAAGACGGAAAACCCCATCTTCAAGAAAGGTTTGCAGAAGTGCATTGAACCGTTGCAGGAGATGGGCTATGTCGGGCCGATTGACCTGAACACCATCGTGACCCCGGACGGCGGCTGTTACGCGCTGGAGTTCACCCCGCGTTTTGGCTATGATGCCACTGCACTGCTCACTCGCCTTTTGCCGGTCGGCTTTGGTGAGTTCCTCTATGCAGTCGCCGCCTCCGCAGAAAGGGTGCCTGATTTGAGCGCAACGCACCCTTTCTGTGCCTCCGTGCGCTTATCGGTCCCGCCCTATCCCAGCGAAGGCTTGCCAGAAAAATTCTACAAAGAAGGTGTGCCGATTGACGGGCTCCGGGAAAAAGAACTGGAAAACTTTTTTGCCTATGATGTGCAGATGAAAGAGAACGGAGAATTTGAAACCGCTGGATTATGCGGCTGGATTGGCTCGCCGCTGTGTTGCGGGGAAAACATCGGCTATGCTTTTGATGCCGCGTATGGAATGCTCTCGCGCCTGAAGGTTCCCAATGCGCAGTACCGCACGGACATTTGCGAGAACACGGCGCGCCGCTACTACCTGCTGCGCGAGAAGGGTTGGCTCAAATGATGCCGCCCGAGGACTTCTCCCTGGAAGACATTCTGCAAGTGAATGAGAGCGCGGAATCTGACGACATTCCTGAAATGGTCGAAGAAGGCGACTAAAATTAACTTCCCCCAACAGGTACCAGTACCATAGAATCGCGGGCATATCGCGGGGAGGGTACTGTATGCCTTCTAGCACTACCGTGAGCGGACAAGTCACGGATTCAGCCGGTCAAACTTGGAACAACGGCACCATCCTATTTCGCTTCGTTCCCATCCCTAATTATCCCGGTCCCTACACCTGGACCGGCGGAGCATTCGACCCGAATACCACGCACAGCGGCACCATGAATGCGACCGGGGCGTATTCCGGAGTCTCCGTTCCCGGCAACGATCAGATCACACCGACCGGCACAAGTTGGCAAGTAGTCGTGACCCCGCAAGCGACCGCGCCGTCTTTCCTGGCTTCTGCCATCGTCTCCGGCGCAACGCAAACGTTGAACATCACCCCCGACCCGATTCGGGTAGCGCCGGGAGCCAACAATGCGGTTTATGCCACCAGCGAAGTGGTGGGGCCGATAATCGGCTCGCAAATTTATGTTATTGGCACCGGATTTTCAACTTATGACGGTTCGACTTGGACAGCAGTTGGAGGTGGAACAGCGGCCACCCTTACCATCGCCCACGGAACGGCAGCGCTTGGAACTGCGCCCATTGCTTCTAACAGCGCTGCAACGGTAGTCACCGTGAGCGCGACCGGGGTTTTAACCACTGACGACATCATTGCCGACTTCAACGCAGATCCAACCGCCATCACCGGCTATATTCCCGGAACCATGCTCACCATCGTGAAATATCCCACGGCGGACCATGTGAATTTCAAAGTAGTCAACAACACCGCAGGTTCGATTACTCCTGGGGCGGTAACGCTAAATTGGCGAGTGGTGAGATGAGATTTGCGAAGAGAGTTTACCGTTATCGCATTGGCGGCACTTATGATGTCGGCTTGCGCTTCTGTCCTGCCGCAAGGTCCGCACATCCTCCCGGAACCTCGACCACCAGGGAAACCGACACCTCCAGGAGCTGACATGCCTCCAGTAATAACCGTTGGTCCGACTTATACCGTAACTGATAGCACCATCGTCGCGGTGTGGACCACCGACATAAATTCCGACTCGAATCTTTCCGCTGGTGGAAAGGCTGCAATCGACAATGGATTTCAGACCAACGTCACTTCGCACCAATGCATTGTTACCGGGCTTTTACCCAACACGGTTTATTCCTGCCAAGTCGCATCGGGCGGTACCAGTAGTTCCCCGCAAAACGTGACCACTGGAGCGTCGGTAACTCGCTTGCCCATTATGGAAGTCAAGATTTCCAACGCTCATAGCAGCACTGTCAATAAGGGCGATACGTTCTACAGTGCTTGGTCGAACGACGGTAACGTGTACTCTACGCAGGACGACGGCCAAGGAATTGCAGCAGGAGCCTCGAACGCTGGCTTCAACATGCAAATCGTGCGCATCACGATTGAAGACCTGCTCGTCGGTGTCGATACGAACCACCTTTCGGCTTACGGCGGGCTGGCGTCAACCAACGGAACCGACGGCCCGGCTGGCGCACCGATGTCTTACAAGCTATCTGGCTTGTTCCCCATGAACGGCAGTTTGTTTGGCTTTGAAACGCGCACGCCATTCGGTCAACCGCAAACCCAGTGGTACGGAAACATCATCAGGTCGGACGATCACGGCACGACTTGGAACAATCACCAGAACACTGCCAGCTTCAATGCCAACGGTTCGCCTGATGGTCCTGGCGTGGGCATGTGGAGCGATTCGACTATTGGCTGGATTGTGCCGGTGAAATACGCGGGCGACGATGGGACCATGGGCTATAACACAGCGGGCAACGGAATTGATGGGGCCAACGGTTTTGTCTACTTAGTTTTCACCGATGGCTACTGGAATGATGGCAGCGCACTGTATCTGATGCGCGTGCCACGAGTTTACTTGTCCACGCAGACCACCACCAATTTCCAGTATTGGAACGGCCCCGCTTCGCCCACTCCGGCGGATTTTGTGAACGATGCGAACTGGACCAACACTTCATCCTCGAAGCGTGCCATTTATTCCGTCGCCAATCAGGTCAGCGCGCCGGACATAGCCTTCATCCCTGCGATGAACCGCTATTTGATGTTGGAGTGGTATCAGGTCGGCGGTTCGACCAGCAATACCAACTGGGTAATTCTGGAAGCGCCGACACCTGCAGGACCCTGGACGCAAGTCGCCACACAGAACAACAACCCGTCAGGTTTTTACAATCCATGCTTCAATCATTATCGCGTCGCATCGAACACCTCAACTGACCAGCTTGCTGTTCCTATCTATTTTTCTGGCGATTACAACAATCAGCCAACGTGGTATCACCCGTTCTGGGCCACGATCTATATTCGCACGGCAGCGGGAGCTGGCCTGCCGTGGGTGCGTGATTATGCCGTAGGCGGCGGCGCGAGCACATCGACATCCATTGTTTCCGAAAATTTCGCTTCCGTAACCGGCGATCTGCTGGTGGCTGCGGTAAGGATTGGCAGTAATCTTTTCGCTCACATCACTTCAGTGAAGAATGCCGCCACTGTTTCGTTCACGCAGGTTCCCGGCAGCACTTACAGTCAGTCGGATCAAGCCGGAGCGCTTTATTATTTGCCTAATACCACGGGAAACAGCAGCGACGCGGTGACGGTTGCGCTTAGTTTTTCGGAAGTTTACCGCTCGCTCGCGGTTTTTTGCATTGGCGGTTGTTCGGTTAGTCCGTTTGATCAATTTGCTGCCACCACTACACGTTCCGGCGGCACTTACACCTCGGGATCGTTCACCACAACGAAGACTAGAGAAATAATTGCCGCTTCCCTCATCACGGATGCAGTCAACGCTGCCTATACACCGGGCAGCGGTTACAGCTTAGACCGGGGGCGAACCGGCAAAAACGGAGAGACTGGTTATCCATTGGCAAGCGGCGAGCAATTTTCTGCCGCGCAATTCAAAATTGTGAATGCCATCCAAGCCGGGGTCACGGCGGCAATGACCACCAATCAAACGCCGACCAACGGTGTGTTGTTGGTGGCTACCTTCAAATCTTTTCCCACCATAAGCGGAAACGCTGGAGTCGCGGGAGCAACTGTTTCTTACTCGGGCACGGCTTCCGGGTCCGTCACTTCAGCTTCCGATGGAAGTTATGTGATTACCGGATTGGCTGATGGGCCTTATACGGTTACGCCATCAAAAACCGGATATACCTTTAATCCTGCCAGTGCCAACAAAACCATAAGTGGGGCAGACCAGACGCAAGATTTTACAGCGTCATCTGGGGTGATTATGGTTAGCCCCTTTGTTATTGGACCTTAAATGAAAAGACTCATTATTCTTTTTTTCCTCTGTGCGGGGATCGCTCGCGCGCAATCGACTACCGTTTCCGCAACCATCACCGATGCCAGCGGGCAAGCTTGGAAACAAGGCACCTACACTTTCACCTTCCGGCCAGCGCCTTCCAATCCAACCGGAACCTATTACTGGAACGGCGTGCCCCTGACTGGCGACCAAAAAACCATTGCCGGTCACATGGATACTTCCGGCCACTTCTCGGTTTCCGTTCCTTCCAATACTTCCATCACCCCGTCGCAATCGACTTGGGACTTGCAGGTGTGCCCGATTGCCCTCGGGAACAGTCCTTGCTTCACGCAACAAAGCATCACCATCAGCGGACCTACGCAGGACCTTTCTTCCATCCATCCACCCGCTATTTCCATTGACCTGGCGCATCCCGCTTATCCGTTTGTGGTTGCCTACACCAACGCGGAGATCACGACCGCTCCGCTTGGCGGCATCTACTACGACTACACCACGGTCCATTACTGGATTTGCGAGGCCATCAGCCCGACCGGGCAGGTGCAGAACTATGGGACGTGTTCGCTGTGGGTGGAGATTTGCCAAGTGGGCGACGGTCTTTGCGGCGGCGGCGGGGTGAATGCTACCTACCTGCACAACGGAGTAGTCGTCGGACAAGAGCCCAGGTTCAACTTAATCGACGGCACCAACATGACTTTGACGCTGGTGGACAATCCCGGCGCAACGCGAGTAGACGCTACATTCGCGTCCTCGGGCGGCGGCGGGACCGGCTGCACGCTTCCGGTCGGCGGATTGACTTTTGGGGTGCTGGAAGAAAATCCCAAGGGTACCTGTTTCGACGACATCAATTTCACTTGGGACCCGACCTTGCCCGTAGCTACAACCACCAACGGGCGAATCATGCTGATTGGCAACGCCAGCAACACGGTACAAGCGGCAGGCGCGGGGAAATCGTTCGATTACATTTTCGAGTTTGGCCATGACAACTCCGTGGTGTCCTCGGCGGTGACAGGCGAACATTCTGAAGCAATCCAGATAGGCGCGGGCAACACTTTTGACAATTGCGCAACCTGCTTTGCTTTGGGCGACAGCAATGATTCGACCAGCAGCATTGTCTATTCCATTGGCACCCACGACGACCTGCACGGCATAAATCTTTACGCGATTGGTTCGCATCACGGCATCAACAACAACGTCGCTGGTCCTGGCGACGCGGAAGAAATTCGCTTAATCGGCGAGTTTGGCTTGGTGTCGCTTCTGGGACCGGACACGCTGGCGCTCGACATTGACCTGATTGGCGAAGCAGACAATGTGGAAGTTGGCGAACCGGCCAGCAATTTGTTTCAAAACCAAGCCAATTGCATCCACGGCATCGGCGGAAACAACACTCTAACCATAGACGGCGGGTTATCGGCGGACGCAGGCATCTCTACCTTGAGTTGGGTAGGCAAAAACTCCAGCTACGAGGCGCACGGTTTCTTCATTGAGAACATGGTGACGGCGGGCAATAACATGACCGTGCTGGCAAACTCGCAAAACGTCAACCACGCTGGTTTGTACGGCTATCACATGCTGCTACAGAACTGCCACGACTGTTTTGGGGTAGGGGAAAACGTGCAGTTGACCGGGACGCTGAACAATGTGCTGGCGCTCGGGGTTTCGGTCGCGCCGGAAGTAGTGATTACGCCCGCCTCGGTGAATGTGACGGCTTGGCCGGTTAGCAAGATCGTGGCTTTCACCTTTTGCGCAGCGGGTTGCACGCTTACCGGGACGCCCTGCACGACGGGTTCGAGCTCCTACGATCAATGCGCGAGCCCCAATGCGATCAATTTTTCTTCACTCTTTACATTTGCCGATGCCAACTACATTGCCAGTTGCCGGGGGGTGGGACCGGAAGACCCGCTCAATCCGGGACAGCCTGGGCGAGTTGGCGAACCCATGATTTTGTCAAAGACGACCACCACCATTACGGTGACTCCGGTTACTTTAGGTTCGACCGCAATCCATTGGGATTCCTATGATTGCTCGCTGATTCACCGATAGGAGGAGCGATGCGACGCGAATTTCAGATTGCATTTTTAATTCTTCTCGGCATGGTGGCGATATTGGCTTTCGAGACTGCCGCGCAACAGATGTCGTTGCACGGTCACATCCGGTTGTTCCCGGTTAAATTCGCCGACCTGAAAATGGCGGACAAAACCAAGGACGGGGCAATCACTTATTGCGCCGATTGCGCAGCCCCGGCTTCGCCCGGCGTGGTTTGTAAGGCGGGCGGCAAAGGCGCGGAAGCGCATCGCATTCGCGGCGAATGGGTTTGTTTCTGATCCCATGAGGAGAACGGATGAAAAAGCTAGTTCCGGTTTTGCTCCTGCTCTTTGCTCCGTTAGCCTACGGGCAAAGCACTACGGTAACGGGCAATGTCACTGACCTGGGCGGACAAGGCTGGAACAACGGCACGGTTAGTTTTGCTTTCAATCCCCGCCCCGGCGAGCCTGGGCCTTATACCTGGACCGGCGGAACACTTCCCGCGACCGTGGATGGAGTAATCGACGCCAGCGGCAACTATACACTCTCGGTTCCCTCGAATAGCGCCATTACCCCTTTTGGCTCGACCTGGATACCCAAGTTCTGCTCGCAAGCCTCCGCGCCGTGCTACACCGCTCCGACCATTACTGTGACCGGCGCAACGCAGACCATTAACGCCACGCCTCCTGCTATCCATATCGACTTGACCAATGTGACCGGGAGCCCCATGCGTGCGTATACCGACGCGGAAATCTCCGGAGCCTACATCGGTTCGTACTATTACAATCTTCCTCTGAAAAACTACCGCTACTGCCAAGCGGCGACTGAGAACCTCTGCACGCTTTGGAATAACTTTGGCACCGGGCCTCCACCCTCGGGCTTCCCCCGCCTGGACCAAGTGACCGACCCGCTTTTTAATCGCATCTTCAACACTACCGGGCTCACTTGGGGATCAACCGGCGGCACCTTCACCCTTTCCGCTTCACAGTTCATCATGCCCACGGCTGGCAGTTGCACACCTTCTGCGACCAACACCCTCTGCTATGACTCAACCAACGGCAACATCGTGGTGTGGTTTGGGCAGACCGGCAAAATGGCCATCTTTCCGGATTCGACTACGTTCACCTCGGGCGACCTGGTGGGCGTACAGATTGTGGCCGGGCAAGTTACTTTGACTGACCTTGGACCTCCGGCCGGGGGTGGTACAGGTGGCAGTACAGTTACCGCGATCATTACTAATATCCGGGACGGTGACACGCTTTGCTGGGACTCTACCCTGCCCACTCCTAATTTTGTGAATTGCCCGGTCGGCGTTCCGGTAAACGTGCAAACCGGCTCGGCCTACACCTATGACGGCATCGAAGATCGCGGCACCGCAGTCATTGCCAACGATCCGGCCGGACAGATTTATATACTCGGGCAACCGCAAGACAGCTCAAACTTCGATCAATCCTGGTTTGTCATTCAAAGCGTGAAAGCGGGCAACTTCCAAGTCACCACCAGCGGCGGCGCAGTGTTTGACGACAACCAGAGTGCCAGCGAATTTATGCAGGTAGGCGACTGGTGCGCGTTTCTGACCGATACCACCGGAAGCGGCACCATCTATCCCAAGTGCAGCCCGCCGCGCTTGCTTGCTGGCAACGGCATTACCCTGACCCGCAGCCCGTACTTTGACACGATTGCCGCGACCCCCTCTTCCGCTTTTGGCGGCAACCAACTCATCTCCGGCGGCGGCGTGTCCTGGACCAGCGGCCTCACCTTCGAAGTCGGCGCGGCGAACTATCTCATTGCCGGAGTGAATTATTCGACTACGGAAACTTCCAAAACCTTGGGCGCAGCCGATCCCACCAATCCGCGCTTTGATGTGATTGCGGTGGATTCGACCTCGACCGTGGTAGTCATCGCGGGAACTCCGGCCGCTAATCCTTCTGTCCCAACCGTTGACCCGACTACCCAAATTGCGCTTACTTCGATCTATATTCCGGCCGCATCGCTCACCCCGGCGGAAAATACCGCCATCATCTACCAGAACAACGCGGGCGCGCCGACCGAATGGAACTGCACCAGTACCGCGAATTTCAACTGTGCTTCGACCAACAACCCGTTTGGATCGTTCACCCACTCGCTTGAAGCTACTACCGCAGTAGCCACCAACTTGGCCACGCTAACCGTTGGATCTGGCACCGTGAATCTGGCCAACTATGCGACGCTCACGTTCTACATTCGCAACAAAGCTACTTGGCCCAATGCAAAAAGCGTGCAGATTTATTTCCGCAATGGTTCGACCAACGTCGGAACTGCCATCACCTTGCGCAACGGGTCCTATGGTTTTGACCAAACGAATACCACGACGTATCAGTTGATTGCGATTCCAACTTCCGCGTTTCAAACCAATGTGCAACCTGTGACCAACCTTCGTTTCCAGGTGACTGGCGGCGGCGGGTCCATCGGCTTCTACCTGGGCAACATCCAGTTGCAGGGCGGATTTAACGGCGGCGGCGGCTCGGGCGGAGTCGGCAACGGCACTTTCATCTTGCAGGTCAATGGAGTTACCGGAGCTTCGCAGCAGTCGCTCGATGACAACGCCAGCGTGACCTTCGCGCAAACCACCACAGCCGGAGTTACCCACATCACCGCAACGGCGGTGGGCGCGCCTCCCTCGGGCACAGCAGGCGGCGATCTCTCTGGCACTTATCCCAATCCGACCATCAACGCGCAGTACAAGAAACTCGAATGCACTGGCAACGGATTAGGCGACGGCTTGAACGCAATGGCGGCGGGAACCTATCTGCAATTCGGGTGTGTCAACAAATTCGGTGTGACTCTGACCATTACCGGAATCCGCTGCTTCACCGATAATTCCGGCACCAGCACGTTGAATGTAGCGAACAATGCCGGGACCGGGCTTTTGACCGGCGCGGTAACTTGCACTTCGACCAAGACCGGCGGCGGCGCGGCGGGAACGCAAAGCGGCACCACCACGCTGGCCAACGACGACGCCATCAACTTCACGTTTGTCGCGGACGGCACTAGCAAGCAAACCACCTGGACGGTGACTTTCACGCAGCCATGAAACAACTTCTCCCGTTCTTGCTCTTGCTACTCGTCCCGACGGCTCGCGCTACCGTCCTTCCTAATGGTGTCAGCCTGCATGGCGGGAAAATGTGCAACAGCATGATTAACGCTGTGGCCGTAGGAGCTGGAACGGTTCAATGCGATATGTCCAATGTGGTTGCGGGGGATACGGTAGTGGTGGCGGTAAACTTGGTCACTGCGGCGACCTTCTCAACCAGTGCCACGGAGTCCCTAAACTGTCCAGCAAATCTGAAGACCAGTGCAAACTTCAGTGGCTTCATACATCAGGTGTTTATATGTTTCGTAGTGCTGGCCTCGAACCATGCCGACTTCAATGTGACGATTACGGTGTTGACCGGCGCAGGTGCCTCGCCTGGGTTCTTGCAAGTGTACGAGTTTGCCGGATTGGGAGCGATAGACACGGGCTCGGAAACGGCAGGACACGTTTTAAGCACCAGCTTTACCACCGCCAATGCCAATGAAATGGCATTTGTCTTTGGAAGCGACTTATCGAACGGAGTGCAAGCCTCGGGAAGCAATAGACACTGGGACGATTTTTCCGGGGTAGCTGGCGCGGGCACCTACTATCAGATAGACATGATCCAAAACACCGCCGCCGCTGGCAGCTATACCGCCTCTTTTACTTCGACCAGTTCATCGAGTGTGCAATTTATTGTGGTGGCGGCATTTCAGATAGCTGGAGGGTTTCCACAGACCGGGGTCTTTGCGGATCAAATGGTTCACAGGCTCGGAGCATTCAGCGCAGGCACGCAAACTCCAAGTGTGTTTGATGTTTCAGCAGGGCAGAAACTGGTAGTGACGGCGCACACGCAAACCCTAAACAATCCCGCCTTTAGCTGTTCCATCAGCACCGGAGAAACTTGCACTTGCCCCGGCAACACTTTTGCCTTGGTTACAGTGATCGACAATTTCGCCCAGGGCATCTGTACCGGAGATTTTCTATACCACGCCGGAGCGGTAACTATAAGTCTGATTCCTTCGCCCAGCACCGCCGCTTTTGATATTTACACCGTCTACGTATTCAACGGATTGGGGAGCGGATTCGATTCCGGATCTGCCGCCAACGCCAATGCTACCACCTTGAATTCCACGACGGCGGCGAACAACGAATACACCATTTGTTTTGCCAGCGATGAAAGCGCGTCCTACCCGTTAGGATTGATGACCCCAGGAAACGGTTTTGCTGCGATCAATAACGGATACGCAGAAGCCCAGAACCTCCGCTACCCGGAAGGTTTAGACATGGGCAAGCCAATCGCCACGGCTGGCACCAATACCTGTTCTTACACTATCGGAGCCTCACTGGCCCCGCTGATGTCTGCATTGTCGTTCACCGCCTCAACTACCACGGCTTCATACGTGAAGCAGACCTGTGCGGCCGGAGAACACAACAGCAATACCAACACCGTTTTCGATTGCTTCCTGACCAACACCACCTCGGGGAATGTCATCACGGTGGGGATAACCGGCGCATCGCAGTCGGCTTCACCGGGCGGCACGATAATTACCTTCACCACGGCCACCGAATCTTTTACTTGTCCCGCCAATTCCACGAACGAACATATCTATCCCACCAACAACGATGAGGTGACGAAATTATGTTATGTCATTACCGCATCGTCGCACGGCTCATTCGAAGTAAAGATCACCGTGACCGGATCGTCGCCGCAGATCCATTCGCTGGTAGTGGAAGAATGGATAGGACTCACTACCTTTGATTCGGGTTCCGCTTCCAACGCTGCCGCCATGACCGTCAGCGCAACCACCGCGAACGCCAACGAAATTGTGCTGGCCTACTGCTCCGATTATGCGGGCAACCTGCAACCAGGGAACGGATATTCGCAGATTTCCAAGGCGCAAGGGGTGAGTGAGACTTCGGGGACGGAGTGGAGAGGCTTCAAGGGCTACCAGCTATTCGCCACCTCCGGGGCTAAGACCGCGAACTGTGCCTCGGCCGGTGGCAGCGTTCCTCAGATCGTAGCGTTTGCATTCCAACAGACGCCCGCAGTCGTTCCCAGCCCGCGCGTGGTTCAGTGGTGCATGGTTGGATTGGGTCCATTCGGAAATACCGGACAAGGCGATTGCGCTTTGACCAATGTAGTGGCGGGAAACAAAGTAATCACCATGGCGCTTATGCGCGGGCTCACTGTTTTCTCACCCACCGTCGCCAACAACTGCACGGAAACCTGCACCTATTTGTCCGGCACATTCACTACCGCAGTTTATTCGGCGAATACCTACAGTTCGGTTATAGGATATGTGGATCTGGTTAATAACCATGCTAATTTCACGGCCGGGGTTGTGTTCAGCGGTTGTCCTGGCTGCACTGCGGCGGAACTTATTTCCATAGAAGTCAGCGGGCTTTTGCCTGGGGTGGACACCGGCTCGGAAGCTGCCGCCGCTGCCGTCACCGTCAACTACACCACCGCCAGTGCCAATGAATGGACAATCTCTATCGGCGGCGATGCTCCGCTCACGGTAATGACTCCAGGGAATTCCTTTCTGCAAACCGCGTACACGCAAAAGCCCGGCGGTGGCGAGGTGATTTTCGGCGGGCTGGCAATGGCCAAGACGACTGGCAGCAGCGGTTCGAGTACCGTCAGTTTTTCCGTAAGCGGATCGAGCGCGCCCATGATTGCTACGGTGTCTTTCCCGGCGGCGGCAGTTTCAGCCAGCAGTGTGCCGCGCAAAAGAGGCCAATGGATTGGAGACTGAACCATGAGAAAAGAAAAATTGGGCCTACTCTTAATCCTCCTGGCATTTGTCCACCTCTCCGGGTGTTTCAAGAAAAAGCAAGGGCCTTCGCTGTTTGCGATCACCAACCTCGCGGATTGTCAGCAAACCACCGTGCAAAACGGCATCAATGCGGCGACGGCGGGCGACACACTGAACATGCCCGCAGGTAATTGCACCTGGACCGCAATGACCTTGAACAAAGCGATCACGCTGCATGGTGCCGGAGTTGGTGTTACGGTCATCACGATAAATGGTCATGGGGCTTGGCAAATAACGAAACAAGCCTCGGGCATTACCCGCTTGCAGAATTTCACGCTGAAAAATATCAATGCGGAAGATTCTGGAGGGCCGAGTCACGATGCGGTAGTGATTGGCGGACCTTGGCCTACAGGCGATCCCATTATTATTCAGAACATGAGTTTTGATAATTCAGGCGCGACGCAAACCATGTTTGGCATCGGCGTTCCAGGTGGTGTGATCTTTTCCCAAGGCACTTTCATCGGCAACCCCAATGGCGGCATTTTGATGCAGGTGAAATCGAGTAACACCGCTTCGTGGAATGGTCCCACTGGCTCGACGCTGGGCATGCTCGATTCAACGGGCAAGTTGAACCTCTATGTGGAGGATATGACATTTCAATCGAGCCTTGACGGAGTGGATTGCGACGACAACTGCCGCATCGTGTGGCGGCATAACACCCATGGGTCGTCAGGTGCTTTGAGTAGCTCCACCACTTGGAGCGGCGGCTTTAACTCACACGGCCACGACAGTTCGCCATACGGCATGCGGCAGTTTGAGGTTTATTCGAATACCTTTAACTTCACTAGAATTGATTCGAGTTGCAGTACCGGCAACGCGGCATTCAGTAACATCAACTGGGAAATCTGGATCAGGGGCGGCAGCGGCGTGATCTACAACAACACTATGGCCCCGCTGGTCTCGGGGTGTTGGGGAACCAAACCCATGATTAAGTTGGACATTCGCTCCATTGAAGACCAAAGATTCGGGACGGCTTGCGGCAGCTTGACCTATCCAAGAAATCACCAGCTCGGGCAGAGTAACAACGGCACCGTGGACATCACCGATCCCATCGCATTTTGGGGGAACGTGTCGAGTCTTCCCGGGACCAAACCGCATGGATTTTTCATCAATGTGCCAAATGGTTTTGATTGGGGCAATCCGTGTGCCCTCCCCGACTGGAACGTTTTCTTTCAGTGGGGGCGTGACGCGGTAAATACCAGTTTGACCTTGCCGGTAGTGCAACCTGCAGGCGGCGAAGTCGAAGGGCAAGGCGGAACGCCGAAAGGCGGCTACACCGCTTTCACCTACCCGCACCCCCTTGTGACCAGCTCTCCCACCACCGCCGTGCTTTCCTTCTCTCCAAATCCGGCCGCATTCGGCACCATCACGCAAGGGCAAACCTCAAGCCCGCTCACTGTGACCATCAGCAACACCGGCAACGCCAGTCAAACCTTCAGCGGGGTTTCCTTCACCTCGTCCGAGTACGTGCGGACGGGCGGAACCGTGAATTTCTCTGGCGGCACCTGCGCGGCAGGAGCCACCTGCGGCACGGTCATTTTGACCTTTACGCCTTCGACCGTCGGCACGCGCAACGCAACCATGAACGTCACCGGAACTGTCACCGGAGCCTTGCCACTGACCGGGACCGGGCAAAGCGGCGTGTCCATCCCGAGCGTTCCTACAGGTGTGACCGCAACGGCTGGCGGGACGGTGGTCAACTTGTCCTGGACCGCTTCGACCGGCGCGCCGACCTCCTACAAGTGCTTGCGAGGAACGGTTTCAGGCGGGCCTTATACCCAGTTCGCCACCCCAACCACAACCAGTTGCAGCGATAGTGGTTTAGCCAACGGAACCTACTTTTATGTAGTCCAGGCGTGTAATTCCGCAGGTTGCAGCGCCAATTCCACCCAGGTCAGCGCAACCATTCTGACCCAGGCCAGCGCCACTTTGAACCCGAGCCTACTAGACTTCGGCAACGTTGTGGTCGGGGGGAATTCGAACCAGCAGACGGTAAACCTAACTAACTCTGGCAACGCTACCCTGACCATTTCCGCGATCAACATTTCAGGCGGCGCGGCCGCGGACTACACGCAAACCAACAACTGCACCTCCCTGGCCGCAGGGGCTAACTGCACTATCACCGTGATGGTCAATCCGTCGGCTCTTGGCTCCCGGCCCGCTTCGCTCAATGTGTCTTCGAACGATCCGACTTCGCCAGATAGCGTCACGCTGGCAGCGAACGGGGTGAATGCAACCTCGGTATCGCCCTCTTCCATCAACTTCGGCAATCAAAACATCAACAAGACTTCGCCGCCGCAAACTGTGACCTTCCGCAATACCAGCGGGCAGACCATCACCTTCGGTACGATCGCGCTCGCTACCGGGACGCAATTTGCCGTGACCGTGACCGGGACCGGCGCGTGCGGGACGGCTGGCACTACCCTGGCCAGCGGGTTGTCCTGCACCGTGACGGTGACGTTCCGGCCGACTTCCGCTTCCAGTTCTACCGGCGACAAGACCGACTCGCTCAGCTTCCCCTATACCGGAGCTTCAGGCAGTCCGCTGACCGTCGCGCTCAGTGGCACCGGCAAGCGCGGCAAACCGCTGCGCGTGGGGCTCGGGGGAGTTATCAAATTCCCCGACTTGCGACGACAAACCATTTACCGGAATTAAATGCTGCGGTAATCTGCCGAGGCTTCATGGCCTACAGCATCAACAGCGTTTTAGTGCAGACCGACGGGAAGATAGCGTTGCGTATGTTCGACCCGGTAACGCAACAGACGTTTGTTACGCCGCTGCCCAGCGTCAAAGCGGGCTTGCCCACGCTGATTATGGTGGTCCATCGAAGACCGACGAGGAGGAAACGACGCTATGGCTAAGAAACCGGAGCCCAAGAAACCGGAAGAACACCACCGGCCACCCAATATCCCTATTGATGGTCCAACCCTGATTTTCCAAAAAAAGGTGCTGGATTCGCTGGAACGCATCGAGAAATCCTTGGTGGTAATCAGCAGACAACAGGATGACATCGGTGACCGCATCCAGACGTTGGACAACAAAGTTGATCTTCTCATAGCAAAAATTGACGAGTGCTGTGAGGAAGAAGAACACCCCCCGCCTAGACCATCAGGCGTGGAAATTAAACAGTCAATTGGAGGAAAACCTATGGCTATAGTTGGAGTACCAGTTGGTGGAAAGGCAAAATTTGTAGCTTTGCCAGTTCCATCGGACACCCCATTCCCGGACGGGACCGTCCATACTTGGACGGCAAGTGATCCTTCGGTGAGTCTGGCACCGTTCGATGCCAGCGATCCGAGTGAGGATGCAGTAGTCGCATCGCTTCCGGCGGATTCGACACTAACTACTTTTGATTTGACGGTATCCTCGCAGATGCCGCCGGATGACAGTGGCACTGTACCGGACCCACTGACCAACACCGCATCCATTCCCGTGGTGAAAGCACCGGCTCCGCGTCCAACCGGCGTGGTGATCGACCAGGCTGGAATGTTCAAGTAGCAGGGAAGGGGAGGGGCTTACGCCTCTCCCTTTTTTATGAGTGCGGCAATAGGTTGACGCTACCGCCGTGGAAGTTCAGCAGGAACGCGAGCAAGCCAACGGCAAACGCCAGTCTGCCCATTTCTTGCAGTTTAGCGTTAGAAGTGAGCGCGTACAGCAGGGCTCCAACCAGGGCTACCAGTAAAGAAAGCACGATAATCATAGGTCCTCCCTTTGCCGGGCGATACTGCCATACCGCCCGGCCTTTCGCCACTCGCGGGATCAGGGATTACGCTAGTTGCTGCATACTACTCCGGTTCCGGGAACGTAGTGGCAGCGGGAGTCTGAGAAACCGCCACCGCCACCACCACCTAAGCCTCCGTCGGGTGGACCGTACTCCATGTATGCATCCACGATCCGCCCGACTCCCCAGAACATGATTCCCCACCACAGATGTCCCCACATAGATTGTGTCCTCGCTTTTCTGGCGCGGCGAAGACTTTAGAGCAAAATTCCGGCAGGGATTTCTTTGTCCTGTAGCTGGTGGACGTGAAAGCAGTTTGGATGTGCGTTCACGTACTCCGCTTTGCGCGGCAGGATGATGGCTCCGTTGATGTCGGGTGCGTCGGGTACCAGATCGTACCAAGCGGTGTAAATCTCATCCCAGGTTGGGTAGCGGTGTGGACAACTAATCGAAATGTGCCACAAGCCCATTTCCTTCGCGACGTGTACGCGCGTGTCGCCCCAGGCATACCAATCGCCGCCCATCGGGTGTACGAACTTTTTCCAGTCGGCTTTGCGCAGTCGGATCACGGCTCACCACTCGCGTAGCGCGTAGCCGATCGCCCACAAGTAAGCGACGACGACCAGGGCCACGAGCCAAGCTCGGTCCCGCCACAAGTACCGGCGGTAGCGGCGTTGCAGCAATTTTTCAAAGTGTGTGAGATTCATAATAGACTCTTCCCTTCTCGTTGAAACCATGCCTCCGCTTCTTCCTTGGTGTCGTCGTATTCTCCATCCATGACTTGTTGCCGCAATTCAGCCGCGTTCGTTATTCCAGTCAGTTCTTGCACTAGGACTACTTTTGGAGTCGCGTGCGGACCTTCAAAGTCAGAGAACTCACCCTGCCGCGCGCGTCGTTCTAATTCGAGCAATCCCAAAGAATGCAGTTTTTGTGCAAGCCGTTCCTTGGTACTCATGGCTTTTTTTCTCCTGCCGGTGTCGCCGGTTTCTTTTCGGTAAAGGTTTGCGTTTTGTCGTCGTACTGCCAGCCTTCCACGTTGTGCTGCTGCATCCACTTGCGCAGTGCGGCTATTTTCTGGTTGGAACGGTCACGTAGTTTGTCAATGCCGGTGTCGCGCTCGATCTGGGTAATAGTTACTTGCAGTTGCATCACCTCGATGTAGGTTTGCGCGAAGTCGGCGTCCGCTTTCACGGTTTTGGGCTCGTCTGCTGGTTTAGTGCTGGCTTGCAACAGGAAAAATGTCAGCACAAACCAGATAGTAAAATTCCGCATAATGGCCTCGTTAAAAGAGTTTCGGGTTTTGCTGGTCGCGCTCGCGCTGTTCGCGCTGTTGCTGCTGCTTTTTGTTTTCGCCGCGCTCGTTCACTTTGGGACCATGTTCTAAGCAGTGTTGCAATCGGCAGTTGTTAACGCGATGCACAGTGGTTCGTCCACAGGTTTTGCACCAGTAAAATGTTTCCTCAATGTCTTTGGTGTAATGGTGCGGCATCAGAACGGTATCTCCATCGGTCCCCCGCAATTCGGGCAAGCTAGGCTGTGCTGGCAGTACCAGGCGCGCTCCAGTAAAACTTCCATGCGGCCGCGCATCTCGGCGTTGCTGATAATTTCGTTCAAACGCGACTCCATCAGTTTCAGGTCATGCCAAGCGAGTTGCGCCAGTTCATGGACAACGTGCGGCTCCTCGATCTCACATGCTTCGGTGAGCATCGCTTCGACCAGGGATTGTTTTTCATTTGGCGTTAGCATTCTGGCGTTGCTCAAAAGTCAAAGTATGGATATTAAAACTGCAATTAGTTTGTCCCATCCGGCCATCCCGGTTTTTTAGGATGTATACCTTGGCTTCTGTTTCGTCACCTGTCAATTGCTGTACGAATGGGCGCTCCACATAGAGCACAATGCTGGCGTGCTTGGCTTTCGATCCGCTGCCGTATAACCGCTGCAATGTAGGTCGCTTGCGTTCCTCTGGGCTAAGCAACTTCCGTAATTGCGAAACCACCAGGACCGGAACTTTTAGTTCCATAGCTAAGGACTTCATGGAGCGAATCAGGATACGTTGTTGTTCCCACTCATCCTTACCTCGGACCTCCACCAATTCATCGTAATCCACCATAACGCCACCAAAGTTAGCGTGCGGCATACTGCGCGCGGCTAGTCGAATCTTTGGCAGACTCAATTCCCCATCAGCTACTTTGCAATCGGGACATTGTTTTGTGGCAAGTTCTAGTAGTTTCATAAACTCTATTTCATTTAACAAGCGTGGCTTGCGGATTTTTTCGTAAGCGACCCCGGATCGCGAACTCAAAACCCGACCCATTAAATGCTCCGCTAGCATTTCCCCGGAACAATACAGGAGGTGCTTGCCGAGAGCACAGGTTTTGCGCGCAATCTGCAAAGCAAAAAAAGTTTTTCCCACTCCGGTGTCTGCGGTAATGATGCACAGCTCCCCAGGTTTGAAGCCTCCGGTTCGCTCGTCCACTTCGCTAATCCCGGTGAGCATCCCCACCGATTCAGGCTCTTTCAATATTGCGATCAAATTCACACTTGCCTCTTTGAAAGTTTTTCCTGATCCATCTCCGGTGATTTGCATAGCCAGCGCGGAAATACGCTCCTTCGCCTCATCCAATAAATCCCCCACGACCGGGTTGTCGTTGTTGATAGTTTCTGTCCAGTCTTGACACGCTTTCATAAATTCGCGCAAAACTCTTTTTCCGCGCACATTTTGCGAGTACAAATCAACTCGGGTCTTGAAGGGCACTGGTTCTGCTACGCCTGCGACATATTCAATTCCACCAGCCGTTTCCAGTCTCTTGGAAGCAGTCAGCGAATCCGCAAGTGCTGGCAGTTCCGCAAGCTGGCCTTTGTCCCACAATTTCTTTAAGTGCTTGAAAATCAATACGTGCCGCGAATCGTAAAAATCGTCAAAATCCAGCATGTCGAAAATTTCTGCGGTGTGTGGATGCCCACAGAGAATTGCGCTGAGCAGCGTTTTCTCTGCTTCGGTGTCGCACGGTAGCTTGTCTGCGATCTCGTAAACTTCTGCATTCTCTCTTCTCTTGGTTTTCATTAGGCTTCTCTAGTGGGAACCTACGGTTCCCAACCTCCCTTTTTATTTAAGTAAGAAACCTAGCGGTTTCTTACTTCCCTGCACGGAAGGGGCTCCGCCCCTCGCGTCCTGGTCGGACGCTTCACCCGCAGAACAAGAATTTTAGTAGGGGTTTCCTTACTGAAAACGCAAACCGAAGATAGCACGATTAGTACCAAACCCCCTCCCATCAGCCTGTGGAAAACCTGTGGAAAACTCGTCTAAATCCAATAGAATCAACAAGGTTTTTTTTTACTAAGACCTCTTCACACAACCTATTGTGGTGTTGGTTTTGGAGTCCACTGTAAACACAACCTATTGTGGTGTTGGTTTTGGAGTCCACTGTAACTTGCGCCAGTTGAAGCGTTCGTGGTGCAGACCGCAAAGATGAATCAAATTCGATAACTGATCGTTGCGCCCCTTGCTCCTTGGCCGGATATGGTGCGGATCGCGTGCGGCGCTTCTGCATCTTTCGCCAACGTCGTTTATCCATTCGCACCTCCCGCCGCTGCGGTTGGCCAATTCACGCTTGCGCTTTGTCCAATCCCGTCCCACTAGGCGCTCGGAATTGTCCATTCGTACCACGCTGTTGGCCTCGACGTAGCCACGCTGCTTTTTTGCTTGCTCGTCGTGCAACATCCCAATCTCTCAATCTGGCTTCCGCTTCGCACATAGCGGAAAGCAAAAAGTCCACGGCGTCCTCTTTTCCGAAGCGTTGACACCAGCCGTCATAAATCATGCTGAACACTTCGATTTGCGATTCGTCCGCCATAAAGCCGATCTTCTTGTTTTTGATCCAGCGTTCCTTGCGGCGCTCGGTCGCCTCGACAAAGACTTGTTTGGCGGCATCGGTGAGCATTTAGGCTTTGTAGGATTGCAAGGCTTGTTCCAGCAAAATCTTGCACATCATAGCGATGGAACGGCGCTCTTTGCTAGCCAGCGCTTCGATACTGGCGCGTAACTCCGGCTGCACCAGAATGGTGATATGGTTTTTGGGTTTTTCTTTTACTTTCCTAGGCATGGTGGTCCCGATCATTTTAGCTCCTCCTGGTGCGAGAGAAGCTACCCTTAATTTAGTGAGATTACAAGACCTAGTACTTAAAATAAAGTTTTGCCGCCGGGTTCGCGGTTGGTCTGCATGACCGGAGTAAAGCCGTCCGTGTCGAAGTACTGTGGCCCGACCTGCCGGAGTCCCACGATGTTTGTGTAGGTTTTGTCGCCTTTGGTCCGGCGCAGGACGATCAGTTCCGCGGCTTGGCCTTTACCCTTCACCAGGTGCGGGAAGAGTTTGGTGTCAAACGCCGTCATCCAATAGCTCTTTTTGTCGATCTTGAACAACACCGAGAGGCGCGGATTCTTGCCGGTTTCCGGGTTGGCTTGGGTGATGACCCCGCGCATGAATTCGGGCTCGGCGGAGGCGGTAGTTGTTGGTGTCCTCGGCCCTGCCGAGCCCTGCTGACTACTGGAAAGGTTGGTCTTGACCTCCTTTCGGGCTGGTGGCGCGGAAGTCTTTTGCGGGAATAGCTGTTTTAGCTCAAAACCAAGTTGTTTGCACATTTCCGGTAGTCCGTTCAGCACGTCGCCAGGCGCGATATGCCACCAGCTATCCTTGCCCCAGACCATCTTGAAGTTCTTTTCCATGATGGGCAGCACGTCGGAAATGTCCCCCCGCACGATGGGACTGGACTCGTTTTGCGTCCAATCCACTTCAATCGTTCCCCGGATTTCTTTGTTAGGGGCGATTTGCGGGTCAGGTTCCAGTTCTATGGTCTTCCCCGCTGCCGCGTCGGCAATTATCCTCGCTGCGACCGCCTGTGAAGCGGCATGGGTGCCTCCAGCGGGAACCTCAACGATCCGCCGCCCGGATTCGGTGAAATCCTCGCCCATCCGGTCCATCTCTTCCGGGATATACAGGCCGCCCAGGTCCGGGTAAGCTTCGCGCACGGCCAGCGCAGTCGCGCACTTGGCCAGCATCCGGCGCGGCATCTTGCGCCAGAATGGCGCATCGCCCACGTCGAACGGCGCGTATTCCTCCCAATAGCACTCACCCCAGGAGCCCTCGCCGGGCTGCTGCCCGAGCTTGCGCGCCTCGACCCTAGCCCACTCCGGCGCCTTGATGGTCTTAGTCTTGCCGTTGTAGGTGTAGTCCACCTCGATCATGGGACCGTACTCGGGAATGGAAACGCTGCCAAAGGTGTCTTTGTGGTCGCGCGCAGCGGCATAGAGCAACCCGTTCAGCGCCACTTGCGCGGTATACACGTGGTCGCCTTTGCCGCCAGCGGCGTTGATGGCGTTTTTGTCCCAGCGCGGAACGAACCAAATCTGCTGTAGGAACGGGTCTAAGCGGCGGCGGCGCGCGATGAGCAGGCACGCCTCCAGTTGTGCCGGTGTGGCACCTTTGCAGATGGAGTTAGTCAGGATGCGGATATGATCGTCGGTCAGTTCCCATGGTTTATCCGGCGGCGGCGGGACGCGGATAATGGCGGTTTCAGGTTTTGTCTTTTTGCGCCTTGAGCGCGGGGAAGACTTGCTGGCGCCGCGTCGTGCAGGTAACTTCATACTGTCCTCCGATGAATTGCTGCCAGTAGTTCGCCTTGTCTAGTACCGCCTTGAACTCTAGCCAGATGCGTTTGGGCACGTTGCTGTAACGATAGACATTGAGCGAAGTAAACTCGATCTCCAGGCTTTGCTTGGCGTAGTCGTAGCCAGCGGAGATGATGCTGCCGGAGTTAAACAGCGTGCGTTTCACTGTTTGTTCTTGCAACCGCACTCGTAAGCCACTTGTCCGATGTAGGGATCAGGCCGGTCAGCCGTGTACTCGCAACCGTCGGCAGTGTGCAGGCGCCAGGGGTGGTCGCAGTTCTCGCATACCGAACTGTCCGCGAAGTGATCCAACCATTTGTTAGTTTGATCGCCGTCCTCATTCCACCCGCAAGAACAGGCTACCCAAGTAGCGACACTCCAGACGCCTCCACCGTTCATTCTAGCTACGGGCTCGTGCTCGACTGCCATGGCTACTCCTCCCTGCAAACCGCTCCCGGTATCGCCGCGTTGAATTTCTTTACGTCCTTGGTTTCCCGCGCGTAGCTCTCCAGCGCTTTCACATCCAAGCAGACAAATGGACCTAAGAACTGGACTCGTTTCGTATCCGTGCGCTTGTAGGCTCGCAGCAATTCCTTTATCAACGCCTTCGGGTCCGTCACCGTAACCCGGTAGTTCACCGTCTTCCGGTAGCCAGGAATCGACGGCAGATTCGGCTTCACCACAACCGGCTCCTCCCGCCGCTTGTTCAGCCGGTTTTGCTCCTGTTGCGCGGCGTTCCTTTCGTTGCGCTCGTACTCTTTCATTTTTACGCGGCAAATATCGCTGATAGTTTCGCATTCGCTCTCCGTCTGCTGGCGATGGAGTTTGAGAAAATCCCTTACGGTATCGACAACTCCTAACAACGGACCCCACAACGGTACGATCTGATTTTTCCTGATGCGTCCTACTTCCGCGACAATAGCGCCTAGCGCGGCATAAGCAGCGGTGTCGGTAGCTTCGATAGCCTGTGCGCCGCTGCGCAGAGGCTTGAGCAGTCCCATGATCTGGTCGGACTTAACCAGCGCATTTTGCAATGCGTTTGGCGTGTCAAACTCCAGGCGCGGAATGATTCGGATCATTTCGTGGTTGTCCATGCGAACACTCTACTCGCAAACCAAATAATTGCAAACCAATTTCACAAATCGCTTGCCGCGTCGTGGCAAATCACTTGCCGCGTCGTGTAGCCAGCAAGACCAGGTACCCAGCCGCTACCAGCAGGAAGACTCCCGGCTCGCCAGTGCTCACTGGCACGTTGCCAAAGTCGATGAAGCTGGGAGTGATGACAACCGAAACGCGGTCGTCAATAGCGATGGTACTTTGCAGGTTGGCCAGCCAGCAGTTGGTTCGATCACAGAAGGTCAAGCCAAATCCGTAAACCGGGTCAGCCTCGATGGTAATGGCTTTCAGTACCGCCGCGATGGATAGCGGCAGGCTGTCCGCCTCGGCCGCGCAATAGTCACAGACGGCTGGGTCCTGTGCTGCGAGCAGGTTATCCGCCCACAACCCCGCGACGTTTTGATGCAAGGCCAGGACGGAACCCGCTCTCAGTTCTTGAGCGACTTGGTTGAAGCTGAGGCTGTCGGCTCGCGCGACTCCAGCGAGCAAAGTGCATACTGCCGCGAAGAAAATGGTTTTGCTGATTTGCATATGTGTTCTCCTAGAAAGTCTTTTGCTTGGCCGGTTAAAACTTCCTCAGTGGAAAAGCGCAACACCGGGAACCCCATAGAAACAGCGGCGCGGTATTTTTTCAGGTCGTCGGCATAGCCTTTGCCGCGCGTGTGCCGTCCTTGCGTCCAAATCCCGCCTTCAATTTCGATTAAAAAGTACCGTCTGCCGGGAGTGGCTACGATGAAGTCCGCGCGCCAGTCGCGCAGTGGATGGAAACGGTACTCGCGTGCGAACTGCAAGCCTAGCTCGCACAGGTGGATCGCCAGCAGTTCTTCCGCTTCGTTGAATGGTGCGCGTCCCATCTCTTACTCCAAAGAGGGAGAGGCTTTACGCCTCTCCCCGCTTTTGCATGAAGCCAGGTAGCTCGCCACGGTCCTTGCGTTCCTGAGCGATACGGCGTCCATGTTTGCGTCGCGCCATGCCGGTCAGTGCGTCGCGTTGCCGCGCGATGCAGTCCGCCACTCGTGGCGGCAGCGGCACCCGAGTCACCTGTCCCTTGTCATCAATCCACTCCACGAAGATGTAATCGCCTTTCAGCAGTTCTTGTGTCTCCGCGAGTCGCGCGGTGCGAACGATGAAAGACTCGGCGCGGCCGGTCAATGGTTCCACGTTCTGAATGGTGCTCGGCTTGGTGAACAGCGCGATGTTCTCCAGTCCCGCGCGTAGACGGTCGTACTTTCCCACTTGGTTGTCGTCCATACGTTGTCCACTCCTTTGCGGACGCTACCATTATAAAGATCGTAAGCTGACGAATTGAAAATAAAGGGCGAAAGCTGGCGGAGACAAAAGACTTGCGCGGGGAAACAGCTCACTTGACTTTGAGGTTTATCGGGCTTTTTGCACGATTTTTCAGGCGAAAGTCGCCCTTTTTCAGGAAAACCGTGTTGCAAACAAAGCAAATAAAGATGAATTTTTGTCGGCATCTCTCACCAGCGCGGCGTCGTCACTAGCCCAAAATACTTGGCCGCATAGCAGACAGCAGCTCCGGCGATCAGCGCCAGCGTCAAAGCCCAAGCCGGTCCATTAACGCGCATGGCGTTCTGCTCCACGCGCAAGCGCTCCAAGCGTTCAACCGTCGCGAGATCCCGCGCCAGTTGCGCGTCGTACTCGTGCTGCCACTCAGTCACGCTTTGCGGTCGCATCGTTCCTCTCTTCCACTGGCGTGGCGATAATCCATTCCACGTCCTGGTAGTCCTCGCCCACGACTAAGAGCGCTTCGCGTTCCGCTTCTTCGTGGCTGCGTGCGCGCACCGTCACGCGGTCGGTATGCGGGGCTCTGCGAATAGTGACGCGGTACAGGTTCATCGCCGCGCTCGCAGTTCGTTCAGAATGTCGGAAAGTTTCCAGTAGATACCGCACAGGATGCAGTAGAGCGCGAGCAATGCCCAAAATGTTTTCATAGCGTTCACCTTTTTGCGAAGCGGGGAAGCGTTCCGGTCAGGAGACTCCCCCGCCTGCAACCCGCTGCCGGAGTGGACTAGACGCTAGCAGCGGAAACCGCTACCAGATTTCCGCCGTCCTCGGAAAACTGGTAGGACTCTTCATAGCCTAGATGAACGCGGCAAAGTGCGATGGCTTCAATCCAATGCTGGATTTCGCCGTCAGAGGATACCGCAATGTCCGGTCCCAGGTGATGCTTGGCGATCACCAGGAACGCGGTCACTGCCAGGTCATAAGGCCGGTAAGCGGTTTTGCAGCAAAAGAAATACAAGCCTTTGTGCTTGTCATCCTCTTGCTTAAACCAGTCTTGCGGTACGGAGCGCGGAAAGTACAGCGTTTCGTAACTGCAATCGCCGTCACAGGTGCGCGCATCGAGTTTTGCGCCAGCAAACCACTGCTCGCCATGGTAGCCGTTACCCACGCCGGAAGCGTTCTCACTCGGCCAGGGGATCACTACTGCGCTGTTTTCCGGGTGGCCGCAAGCTGTCACGCCATTGAAGCAAATCAACTCAGCGTCAATGTGCGGCTGCTCCTTGCCGTCGCCTGCTGCCAGCGGCACGCCTAGCTCCGCCAGCTTTGGCACAAGTTTCGCGAAGTCAGAGACAATCGAAGTCATCTCCGCTTCGCTGTAGTTTAGTTTGCGATACCAGTAATGTGTGTAGCCCACGTGTCCACTCCTTATTTGCCAGACTTCGCCGCGCTGGTTGCGGTATTGCAAAATGCTGTAATGTTCATGGTCGTGACTCCTCGTACTCCACGACGTTTTGCGTCAAGTGCGCATACAACCCATTTGCCAAGTCACGTTTTTCGTCGCCGTCTGGCGCGAAAGCCGGACCATACAATCGCTCCATCACGCGCAACACATAACCGAGCGTGCGTCCTTCGACTAAGTACAGTTTCTTTTCATCAAATTTCATGTGCGTCTAGTCCTTTATGGGAAGTATCCCCGCGCGATCTCCAGGGAGACAACGCGGGGGAACTCCCCCCGGTCGTTCAATCTGCCGCTATCTTTTCGGGCTCGGGCATCTCTTGCGGTCGTTTGGCAAAGTCGCACTTGTCAATGCGCATGGGCATCAAAACTGCCGTCAAGTACTGCCCGTCCGAATTGCGCGCATCGAATCGCGCGGCAGTGTCTTTGGAATAGATGGTAAGGCGAACCGAGACTGACTTAGGTTTGTCCGATTGCGCGTCAATGAAATACTGCGCAAGCGCTTTGAGGTAGTGCGCGTCAAAGGCAATCTCCGCGACCGGTTCACCAGTTGGCATTACCGCTTGCCAGTTGGGGAATTTCCCCTCGGCCGTGTACTTAGAGACTGCAACATTCTCCAGAGTATTGACGTACAGGTTGCCGTCGGCGCCTATCGCCGCATTGGCCAGGATGGGAAGCGTGGTCTTTTTGGGAAGTGCTTTAAGTGCCGCGATTGCCGCGTCACGCGAGACTAACAGTTCCTCATTCCCGGTCACTGCGCGATGTTCCAAGCCAGGAGTGACAGGGAATTGTGCGGTCGCGTCAATCGGATTGCCGTCGTCGTCGTTTCGCGTCGGATGAGTAGCGATCACAAGGTAATGACCGTTGGTCACGACGGCCGAACTGGCATTGACGCATATCGCGCGCAGGGTATAGCGCGACTCCTCGTCTGGCGCCAGTGTCGCGAGTCTAAGGCTTGCTTTGTTCAGTAACATGGGTGTCCATTCCTTTAAAGCGAATTTACTTGCAGGGATTACTCCCCCCGCCACACTCCAAAGAGTGGAGTGGGGGGGATACTCCCCCCGGTCCTACTTGCCTAGTTCAAAGTAGCGGCCGAGCTCCTGACTCGCGGACAGGCGCGTAGTCAATGGCATCTGTTTTTGCACTTCGGTAAACGCATTATTCAGGGACCACGCGGTACGCGGGGCAAACTCCGCGTGCTTAGGGTTGACGTATTCCGAGACGACATCGGGCAAAAACCGGGTAGGCATAATGCCCTTTGCAAAGACATCACAGATCATTGCCTTTGCTTGCGTGTCGGAAAGTTCACGGGTTTTGAGTGTGGCGATGGAAGCGACCAGAGCATCTGTCTTTTGTTGCCAGCGCCCGACGGCGCCAGTCAATGCAGACTGGAGATGGAAAGACCAGTTATGACGCTGGCGTAGGACAATGGTTTCGCCAGAGAAGCACATATTGTCACAGACGAAAACAGATGCTCCTGCGCAGATTTGGATGGACATGGTACGGTTCAGCGCTTGGCGGAATCCCAGGGTAGTAATGAAGTCGTTTGCGGCAATCGTTGCGACCTTCATAACGCCAAACAGCATTTGGCCATCGCGGCGCAGGCCGAACTGTTCAGAATTCGCGCGCAGTCCGCGATTAGCTAGAGCAGCATCGAGCCCGGACACTAGCTCGATGTGCTGGATTGGTTGGAAGTAGCGAGTCCTAGGTACACGCGGAAGCGCTTGCAATTGCTCCCTAGTGACCGCATCGGAATTACAGTGCAACATTAGTTCAGGCATTTGAGTCCACTCCTCGATTCGCGCTAACAACAGCTAGTTGCGCGTGTGGGGAGACTCCGAATCCCCCCACTACTCGGAACTGGCGTTAGTCGGCTTGGATGTCGAACTCATTGCCGCGCGCGTGCCAGTCCGACCAGCTAGCGGCACGTTTGACGGCACGTTTGAACTTGCGCAGTAATTTTTGGTTGGCAAGGCTTTGCGCTTGACGGCGGAGAGCTTCCTTCTGGCAGCGGTCGCAAGGGCATTCGGGAATGTAAGGGTGTCGCATGGAGCCCCCCTTTACCTTGACAACCACAGTGCATAGCGGATGGCTTCGAAAATGGTCCAATGATGGTACTGGCGCAGGATGCGATACCAAGTGAGGAACGATTCGTTTTTCATTCTAGTCCACTCCTTGTTTTCTAGCTAACGTAATTACCGCCGCGACCAGTGTAATACCGGCGGAGCCAGATGCAAGCGGAAAAAAGTACTAGGCGCCAAAAATACGTTAGCGAATTAAACACAACCCGCTTGACGATCTAATCCCGCGCTAGAATCGCGCTAGAGAAGCGAACTCGGTCGAGCTAAGGGTATCGGACCAAGCCAAAGCAAGACAGGCTACAATGGCCCCCATGACGCGCAGAGGTAGACCATTCAGAGCCACTCATCCGGGCAAAAGACAATCCGCTCAGGTGATCTTCCGCTTACTCCCCGAAGAACTAGCTCTGCTCAAAAAGGCAGCAAAACAGCGCAAATTGAGCTTGAGCCAATTGTGCAAACATATCCTTATCCCTACCTGCTCTAATCAAACCTCCCTAGAACTACCCCTTCCCGACAATCCTTCAACCGCTGAATTGGCTCTCAACGCGCAGTTACAGGAGCTAATTGGCACGCGTCAAACAATTTGGCGTCACAAAAGACTGAGGTGTCCGCATGGCCTCGCGAAAAATAACTGTGCAGTTTGCTCTGCGATCTGACCGGCGAAGTGTCGCGCGATTGCAGTAACTCCAAGCTTTTCAGCGTTTCTTAGTTAACATACTGTTACTTATCGGACGCATCAGTAAGTATAGTACCGCGCGCTGGGTCCTCTGTTCCCTGGGGTACGTGACCTCCGGCCCCTCGCGGCGGCGGCCGGCGTCCTCGCCGCGGATTCCGAAGCATTTCTCCCAAAATTCTCTATTTTTACAAGAAATGTGGGGTTAGAATGCGGTGCGTTGTCTTACGTGGAGGGAGATAAAATGAGGGAGATACGGGGAGGGAGCATCACATTACGTCTTACGCTGGAGCAGCGGGAGCGATGGGAGCGGGAGGCGAAATTAGAAGGGCGGGATTTATCGGGGTGGATGCGGCGGGTGTGTGATTTAGCGACGGGAGGGCGGGCGGAGAAGAGGGAAGAACGGGCGGGTACGCGAGTGGCGAGGGTTGAAGGGAAGGTGGAGGGGGCGGTAGCGATAGCGAAGCAAGCGCAAAAAGTTTTTGCGAGTTGTCCGCATGGAAAATTTGTAGGGGAGCGGTGTTCGTTGTGTATAGCGGGTGGAGGGATCGTGCAGCAAGATGGGACGGTGAGGTGATTTATGGAGTTGGAGCGATATAGGTATCCAGGATTGGAGTACAAGGAATTTACCGAGCATGTAGCGGAGTCGCGTTGGCAGACTTGCGATTGTCAGAGTTGTCAGGAGAAGAGGTTTTTGTTGGAGCAGTTGCCGGGGGAGAAGATCAAGTGGGGGCAAGGGATGTGGAAGTGAACTGGCGCGCGCTTTTGTTGGGGTTGCTGGTGGGAGCGGCGATATTCTTTTTTTTCTGGAAGGTTCCCGAGCGGCGGTGGTGCGATCCAGTTTGCAATTTATCGTTGTGTGGTTGTACCGAGACTTGTCCGCATGAGCGGGGGATCACATGGAGGAATTGAGTAAAGCGGAAGTGCGGGTGCTGAAGAAGATGTTGTTGGGGAAATCCATGCGCGAGATTGCGCGCGAGTTGGGCTTGGCGCGGGGTACGGTGCTTTTTCACAGTGCGCGCATCTACGCCAAGTTGCAGGTGGAAGGCCGAGCCGATTTGTTGCGCTTGACCGAGGATGAGTCATGAGCGACCTTGACGCACTGCGGGAGAAGCTACGGGCCGAGCGAAAGAACTCATTGATAGCCCTACGAGCGGCGATTGCAGTCCTGCGCTCTATTCGAGCAGATGGCTATGCAGGTGATGCGTTACCAGATTTAGATTGGGCATTGGATGGCGAACCCGTGGACGGGAAAAGCCTGCCTGAGTTTGCTGACCACCTAGCCGGGGAGCAACGGACATGAAAGCACCTAAGCGAGTGAAGTCTGTAATTGCCTATGCCGACGTTGGCTCACATGGTGGCATATTCCAATTTGACGGTGGTCCAGTCTATTCGATGTATGGTCCATTAATGCATATTTGGCCGAATAAAATTAGTTCTGAGTTGGTACCAGTGAAGATAACTGCGCTGCGTCCAGCGCGGCCACGGAGGAGCAAATGAATGACTGGTATAAGCCTAGTGAGAAGTTACCGCCTAATGGCGTCGTAGTGAACACGATGAACTCGCATGGGCAGGTGACTCAGCTAAAGCGGAGTGATCG